ACTGGATTGCCTTACCACCACTCGTTGTATACTGGTCACCGAATGGCATAGCGTTCATCTTCTGTCTCAACTGGTTGGTAAAGATTAGTAGAACTCTTTGTTTTGCTAGTAGATTGGTAATTTTTCTCATAGCCTTACTGAGAATAATTGCCTTATCTGTAGCATAACCATCCTTACCAAAGTCGGCTTCAATCTCTTTCTTGGTAGAAGCGGCAGCAACTGAATCAACCACGATTGTGACCAACTTATCCTTATCGGCTTTCCTGACCTTTTCAATAACATTGGTAATCATATCAAACACATCCTCAAGGGCATCTGCTTGAACATATACCATCTTAGTCATATCAAGACCAATGGAACGCCAGAACTCTTCGTTAGCCGAAGACTCTGTGTCAATCAAAATACCTACACCACCAGCCTTTTGTGTGCTGGCGATGGCATGAGCAGCGAGAAGACTTTTACCAGATTGTTCAAGACCCGTTAATTCTACAATCCTCCCCACCGGAAAACCACCATGTGGACGATTGCTGATAGCAAGGTCCAACATGGTGGCTCCAGAGGAAACCCAATCATCTAAATCAATTGGGGTATCTTCACCGCCGTCAAGAAAGTAGGCTACCTGACCATCAGTTTTCATCATTGAGTTAAGACTATCTGCAATAGTCTGTGCTAACTCATCACGGTCGGGTGTATCAACCTTTTTCTTTATTGGCATTTATTACTCTGCGAAGAGCGATTCAAACTCATCAACAGCACTCTTAACGGGAGCACTTGTCTGTTGAGGAGCAGCAGCAACAGGTGTGGTTACCTGTTGTGTTACACTCGTCTCAGGAGCATCAACCGCACCATCGGGGTCAAGGTATCTCTTGAGGAACGCACTGAGTTCTTCAAAGGAAGGTTCCTTATACAGAGAACGAAGGTCGGGCTGACTTGTGGTCCAATTCTCAACCAGACGAGCATCATCACTGAGAGGAGTCTGATTAGGCTTGGCCATTACCGAAGTCTTCGGGAAATTGGTGTCACTCTGTTCCTGTGGAATATAAGTGACGGTAATATCACGACCTGTCTCAATGTGAGTAATATCACCATAGTCAGGGTCAGCGATAATTTGTAGAAGCTCTTGGTAAACGGTCTTACCGAATGACCAGAAGCGGACACCTTCATCCTCTTCACCACGAACAACTACAGGAACAAAAGTACGGAGCTTAGGCATAAACTCGCGGGCTTGCTGATAAGACTCACGACTACCATCACCACGAAGGTTATCGGCGAATTCGGCAATCGGGTCACGATTACCATAAGTCATAGGACTTAGGTGAGTCTTGTTTCCAAGATAATGGAAGTAAAGCTCAGAGAACGGATTCTCCGGGCGGTCGGTGAGGGGAACGATACGAACAATCGTCTTTCCCGCCGAGGGTTTCCAGAATGCAGAGGAACGTTGTCCCTGTCCTTGGAAGGTATTGAGCTTAGCACGAAGTGCAGAAATGTCAAGAGCCATAGTTTTTCTCCTTATGGTTTAGGGTTTAATTTTTACTACTTCAGTAATATAACATCGTTTAGTATTTAAGTCAAGTCTTATTTTTTATTTGTTACAATTAGTAATTATCTTTATTTGCAGCGGCCAATGCCTTTACAGCATCACCAAGCCCTTTTACCTTATTACTTTCTTCATATTTTTGGCCAGGCAGTCTTACCATATAACGACCGTTTCCAATGGCTTTAACTGACCCATAATCACCACCCTCATCATCATATCCATCGACATCACCCGTTTCTGGGTCGTGTTGCCAACTGACATTACCTCCCCAATTATCACCAATCCCGTGTCTATTTAATGCATCTTCAACGGCTGGACCAGACATATTTGCCACCTTGAGTGCTCTATCAGCAGAAGTCTTTGCCATCATCTTTTGGTCAAAGTCGGGGTCGTCCCACCAATCACCCTTTTTATATTTGGGGTCATCGTATTTACTTTTTGGTTTATCTTTTTTAAGAGGAACAGCACGACCACCCTTTGTCATTGTAAATGCATCGGGTCCAGCTAAATTAGGTAAACGATCTGTTTTACTTTTTGGTTTATCTTTTTTAAGAGGAACAGCACGACCACCCTTTGTCATTGTAAATGCATCGGGTCCAGCTAAATTAGGTAAACGATCTGTTTTACTTTTTGGTTTAGCCTGTTGTTGTGGGTCTACAGCCACTAGTCGCCCACCATCGGTTTTATGTGTTATCTTACCTGTTCTTGGGTCAGCCCATCGGCCCCAACCCTTAGAGATAAGACCCATTTGTTTAGCTTGTTGAGCAGCTTCACCATCTTCGTCTAGTAGTTCACTTAGTAGTATCATTTTTTATTCCTCCAATGTTGTCGTCGTCTGTTCCAATTTTGTCATCTAGTCCATCGTGACTATCTAACCAACCGGCAACAGAGTTTAAGTAATCAGCACTCTTTGTAATCTTAGATTGGACCCACGCTTCTAATTCTGTGTGTCCGTGTTCTTTTACTTTCTTCATAATCATATGGGCGTTCTTGATAGATTGTTCTAATTCAGCCATAACCATTTCAATTTCGTGGTCTTTCTTTTCTTCTTTTTCTTCTTCAAAGACCATAAATGCTTTCTTTGAAATTAATGGTAACATTCTAATCATGACTATGCTCCTCAAATCTAATTTTCAATTCCTGAAGTTGTAATTCCAAATCGTGTATTTGGTCTTCCTTTTCATTTAATACTTGTATCTTTTTGTCCAACCTTTGTGATATGACCTCTAGTTCTTCTTTAGTAGCCATATGTTCTTCTTCTTCAACCAGCAATGTAATGGTATTTTCTACAACATTGAATCGTTGTTGGATTTGACCAAGACTAAACACAGCACCACCGATAGCGATGACCGCTACCAAGACCTGTTTTAGTGGTATATTAGAATCCAGAAACGCCATTACTTCACCAGACATACTACAAATGTATAATTTCGTTTATCTGCGTATGTATCTTTTTTAATTTTCCATAGGCAGTAACCAAGATTACATTCTCTAACTCTGACCATTCTACGACAAACTTCTTGTCAAGAATGCCATTGTTCTTTTCCATAATCAATTTGTTTAATGCATTTATAGTATAAATAGTATTTGATTGCTTCTTTCTGTGAACAGAGATTGTTGACTCCAAGATGTCATTTAAATCTGCGTTGACCACATTGTAGGTCAAGATTAATTGTGTTGGGTCTTCAACATTTTCCAGAACAAATATCTTATCAAACACTACTTCATATTTATCTAATATTTTTTTACAAGTCTCTTCTAATTCATCCGACTTACAGAATGTAGACAATAATTGTGTTCTCATATTGATGCTCGTGTAAAATATACATCAATAAATAGGTTTCATAAAATCAAAAGTTAAAATTATGACCTACTTTGGCGGTATATGGAAACAAAAGTTTATCCTTTAACACATCTCTAGTAAACTCAACCTCGTCTGGTGTAATTTCAAACACCATAGAGTCATATGTGTATAGAATCGGCGTAACTCCATTGACTATGAGACTATGTAGTTGTTTAGCATTGGTTTCTGTCTCTAATGCCTGAATATAATAGTTGAAGACCTTGTTTTTACTTGGATTGTCCACCACGATTTCATTATCATAGTCGGTCACCAGATATCCACAAGATTGATATTGTGCCCAGAGGTTTTCCTGAAACTTTTGGATTTCTTGGAACAATTGTAGACTCTTAACATTCTCATCCATCTCATAACCATACAGATTTCTAAATGTTATCTTTTTAGCCTCATCATATTCCACATCATTCAATGTATCTTTGTTAAAATACATCTTACCCAACCATTCATGAGCGTTTTTGGGTATTTCTATTCCCAACTTCTCACAAATCAAGAACAAATGGTAGCTGTTAAAGTCAATGTTGACCAATAGTTTGTCGCTCTGGAAAATGTCACGGGAACCATCGGTCTTATTCAATGCAGCATAGTTGATTCCACCATGAGTATTGCTTGGGCGACCAGTTTTTGTGTATATATTATAGGATGTATATACTCTGTTCTCCTGTATCAAATACCTCTTGTCTTGTCCGTAGTGGTTAAGGAAAAGTTCGTCATTTACAGGGACGCCTAGACGTTCTATGGACGAAAATACGGAGGGTATGAGGTGGTGATACATCGTTTTGTATCGGTCGGTCATACCCTTCTTTGGCTTTAGTTGACTACCGATTTCTTGCATACTTTCTAGGTGAGAATATAGGGGAATAATTCTGTTTACATTCTTGACCACGGGTAGTTTTGTATGGTAGAAATGACTGAGCTTACTAACCTCTGGTGTATCATTAAAGTATAACAAGTCTACGTTGTTATTGACCACGATACCTAGATTGACCAACTCTTTGATGTTGGTTGTATATGCGTTATTGATGACCAAGCCTTCTGTGGATTGGGTGGGATAGTCGGGGTGGTCAAACGACGAAAAAAACTCACCATCTGTAGTTTTGATATACATACAAGACAATGAGTTGTTGCACGAATGTTGTTTGTGGTCAGTCAACACATACAGAACAATCTTTTGTTGGCCGTTCTTTAGGATTGTTTGTAGGTTTTCACCAGAGATATATTGCATTACTCCCCAACATAGAATTGGTCGTATTTTCTTAGGTAGCTTTTTAGTGCAGGAATCTTTCTACTATAAAACATAACACTAGCTTTGTTCTGTGTCAAGACGCCGGGAATGGTGATGGGTTCTTTTTCATTTGGGTTAGTCATATAGACTTCTATGATTGTATCTTCTTTTTTACCAACAATGAGCCATTTTAAATATGTGTTAACAATATATTGGTTACCCATATGTTTTTCGTATTCTCTTAAGTTAACCTCATACACCATAGTATTTATTTGGTTTGCTTTAGATACAAAATAACGATACATATATTTTCTGTTCTTATCACGATTGGTGACCACGGGTGTCGTTGGTTTTATGTTTACTAAGAATGACATTATACACTTCCTCGTCCGTATGCTCGGGGTGATTCTGGGTTCCTAACTTCCCTAACTGCTCTTGGATAATTCTTTTCCAATGTAGTAGCTATCATAATACCATCTATCTCAGTAATCCACCCATCAGAATTAATTGTATGTTTATATCCGATCAACATAAATACATTGTTTTCATCATATGGGTCAGGTAACATATTTCTAACCGTAAACATATCACCAAATCTAAACCCATCAAGTCCCACTAATTTAATAGTAACCTTAGCACTTGTAGGAATTGTATTTAACATTCCTTGATTTATTGCTTCGGCTTTCATAACTTCGGGAGCATACTCTTTGTATGCAGTTATTAATTTGAAATTTTCTCCTTCTGATTGAATCACTTGTCGAGCGCGTTGTATTGCTTCTGATTCCATCCAACCTTGTTCTGTAAACCATCTAACCAAACGGTCGAATAAACCCACATCACTTTCACTTAAGACTTTGACCTTAAAAAAATCATCTGTTCCATCGTCACATTGACCTTCACCAGATGATGCTCCAGAACCTATCAATGGGGTTATTAGTGGGTTATCTTCATCATCTGTAAGATATCCATTTCTAAATAATTGATATGTAGACGCATCACCAACAATGTTTCTAGTATTATCTCTAAAAGTATCGGCAATAACTGTGCTAGCCACACTTTGGGGCAAAGAAAAATCAAAATTATAGGATAACGCTTCCGATATATCATTTTCAAAAAATGTATATAAATCTACAATTTCATCTTTTTTAGGATAATTGTTTGCGTCATAAATTGTAAACACGGATATATCTTCTCCCGGCAAGACAATAGAAAGCGTACTACCATCTGAAAATTGTTCAGAAAAATTAATTTGACCCGAATTAAAAGTATAATATCTCAATTTTAAATCATATATCCCCGAAGTTGCACTATTTATTTTATTCAAAATTTTAATCAAAGCTTCTGAAACAGAATTAGAATTTAAAAAACTATTCCTTATTAAATTATAATTTATAAAAATACCATCAAATGTTTTATTTTCACCATACCTAGAACGACCAGAAATATAATTTGATGTCTTAAAAAAAATATCTTTTACTTCAGCATTACTTAAATCAAATTTATTTTCATAACCCTTAATTATTCTATCCCACAGAGAGGACTGTGTAAAATTATCATATAAGTTTTCATTATTAATAAGAACGTCCTTCAATCTAATACTTCTTAACGTAGGAATATATCTTGGGGGTTCAAAATTAGCCACTGTGTTAAAAGTATCATTTTCATTTCCATGCATTTCTTTCATAGTATTATAAAAATCATTATTTACGGATGTATTAATTCTAGTTTGAGTGGAGATATCCGCCTGTTCAACGCGGCGGCGGCGCTCTACGCGCTCACCGCGATTGTCTGTTGCGGTGCCCGTTACAAACTGAGTAAGACTCGAAATTTGAGCACCAGTTCTAAATAATATATCAGCTTGACCATCACAATTTTCTGAATTTTTGACTGTATCAAACAAAATTATAGGCAATATTTTATTCAAAAAATAAATAAAATTAATATACGATTCATCCGACAAGGGTACCGTGCCGGAGGCCTTGACTGCCTCAAAGTTGCCGGGACCGGAGGCGTCGGCGCTCGCCGCGGCACTCGCGCTGCTACTCTCACGACGATCAGCGATCTGAGCGTATGCAGCAACCTCACCCATATTTATAAAATGTATATGATTTTCGTTATTATGATTAGGAAGCGCAGTGTTATCTCCCTCAAAATTTTGACCAGTATCTCTTAGTATATACTGAAACACCCTATCATATTTTTCATCGTAATCTAGGTCATCCATTTCACCAAAATTAGCACGAATAGAATTTGATAAGTTTGCCTTCTCCCCAAAACTTAGAAAGGTGTCTTCTGGTGGTAGTGCAAACATATATTCTAAAGCATTAATTAACTCAATGCTAGCTTCATATTCATTGTTTTCATTCAATGATGTTTTGAAATTACTGACCAACCCCACAACAGCGCCAGACTCTCTATTAGCTACAAGTTTAGCAGTTTGATATAAATCTTGTTCAAAAGAATTAATTGTTGGACTGTCTAAATCTTTAAAAAATTTTAAATCACGTAAAAGGTTTACCGTATTATCTGCATCTGATTTAGTTTTGATATCATCATAGTTTGTTCTTAAATGACCATATTCAAGCAAAATGGGTGTGCCGGGACGCATAAATGTTTGATATAGAAAATCATATTGTTCTTTGCCATAAAATTTAAAATTGACCTGAGCTTTGAATACCAATCCGCCCTTGGATTGAGTAGATATAGAAACATCGGTTACGCCGGGAGAGGGTAGATTTACTTTTGATGGGATAAATACAGTTGAGGGACGGTTTCGGTCCACATAGGTAGTTCCAATTGCACTACCCTTTCCAGATATATTAGTCAAACTGTCCAAAGAAGATTCTCTGTAATCAGATAACCCAATGGTTAATCCGCGTATGGTATTACCATACAAAGTTCCTTGAACAAGAGAAGTGACCCTAACTACCGGAGAAAATACATCCTGTCTACCTTTATGAGTTCTTCTGTATTCAAGTTCTTGTTTAATATGAGGTCTAAAACTTTCTCTAAATAAAGGCATTATTAAATCCTTGGAATACGTATAACTTCATTTGGTTTAGGGTATAAAGTTCCCTTTACATAATTGTTTGCTTGTGCTATAACATACCACAATGTACTATCACCATAAAATTTATATGCAATATTATCGAATCGTTCACCCAACTGTGGTGTGTATAATTCTATTGTGGGGGTGTCTGATGGAATAGAATCTGGAAGGGATATTCTATATACCCTACCCCTTCCATTAACTTTTTTTGTGAATTGTTCTTTGAATCTATCCATTTGTATTTCCTAGACGCCTAGAGTAATGTTGGTATCTTTATATATGTCAAAACTAAATGTGTCATAGCTTTTCTTATCCAGTAATCTTAATTGCATATTACACTTGACCGACATTGGAATTTGTTCGTCAATGTCCCACGATACGTCCTCTTCTATTCTATGAGTTAATGATTGTAAGATACATGGTTGAACAGTATAAAGTTTTCCAATGGTAACCTTGAATATACTTGGGGTTTGATAGTTTGTACCACGGGACACTTTAGGATATGCAAAAGAAGTTAATAGAGACATTCTGTCTAGTATTCTTTTAATTTCATCTTTACTGAATGCCTGTATTGTTAACTCAAAACTTAAATCTCTAGTAACTTTATTGTATGTATAGAATGTTTCGTATCGACCAATATATTTGTTTTCATTATATGTTGGTGTAATTGATTCGTTTATATCTTTGATGAACGCTCTAAATCTAACATCATAATTTCGTATAAATCTAGTTCCTGTATCTGTATTAGGGTCTGGTACCGGACCAGATAAGTTATGAAAAATAACATCAATACTATCTACATCCTGACCTCTTGGTATGTCCGTTTTTAAAATAGTTGGAGCCGTCATTGGGTCTTTATAATAACGAGTTCTTGCATTAAAGGTTCCATCTGAAAAGGAGCCCGTTCCTAGAAATGGAATGTTTAAACCTTGTTCTTCTCTACTTGATGCTAGATAGTTACTTACTTCTGTTGCATATTTTTCATTTTTATCTATCCATTCGTCTAATTTTGTTTGATATGAAATGTCACTAACAGTATCTTCATCTTTTATGGGAGGTGGTGACTCATTGAAATCATATACATATCTGTTGGCCAATCCTATTCTAATAGATCTATTATCACTTAATATAATTGAACTAAACTGTCTACCTAGATCTATCGTGATGCCCGGAGATTCTATAACTCTCTGTTGTGAATTACTTCTAAAATATAGCCCGGCAATTTCTCTTTGTTTTCCAGTAGAAACAATTGTATTGTTAAGAGTAATCTCTTGACGGAAGCCGGGAGTGGTAATTTTATTATCTCTCCAACTATATAAGATAGAAGCCGCCTCGTTGTTAGAATAATATTGGTCTGTGTAGGACCACAAATGATTTCCAGTAAATCCAATTTTATCTACCAATTCATTATAATGGGTTGCTACAAGATTTTCTGTATCTGCTTCTGGTCTTCCTCCAGTTGGGTTTTTAAATTGTGCGGAAAATCCTGAACCAATTTGTCTAAAACTAGCAATAACATTATTTTGTAATCTACGACCAATTCCATCCAACGAAATAGCAGTTGGTTGATTGGTTATATTTAATATACCACCCTTACCACTATATCTCGCGACGGCGCGAGTTTTAGATTCATCTACCGTTTCTTTTTGTAATCTAGCATATCGTTCTGGGTCAGATGTGCCACCAAACAAAGATTGTATTGTTTGTTTAACATCAACGTGTCTTGGCATATGAACAAATGGAACAGAATGTATTTGAACATTAAGTGGGTTATACAATCTGGTTTGTGCAAATGTATTACCTGTTTGTAAGAATTGTTGTTTCCCAAGAAAGACCACACCCTTAGCTGATTTACTAAATTGAAACATTCTGTTGAAGTCTCTTCTTGCACTTAAAGATACTGGATTTGATTGGTCCTCAAAGAATGTATTGTTCATTGGTTCTGCATTATCCAATGTAGTATAACGGTATGGTTGTGTATCGTCATCTTCTTTATAAGGATACTTTACATAATTGTACAGTTCCGATTCCCTTTCTAAGAATAAATCTTTAAGTTCTGGCATTAGTAATTCCTAATAGCATTTTGTTGTTGTGATTCCATAGCCTTATCAAAACCTGTTATGTTTATTTCTCTTGGAGCAAGACTACGTTCCTGTAACATAATTAGTTTATCTAGTCTTGTTTCTAAACTTCTATAATCGGCCTGTTGGGAAGATATTTCTCCTTTACCATATAGTTCTGTTCCTGCGACCAAGGTGTCTCTATTATTTAATGCAATATTTCCTGTTGGAGTGACCAAGGTTCTTTCGCCGTAGCCGGGTTTAGATACGATGTCGTCTCCTCTCGTCGTGGCCGCGAGAGCGGCTGCAGCGCCACCAGCGGCGCCAAGTATCGCACCACCCGAGCTAGCTCCTACCGCGGCCCCCGCGGCTGCCAATCCGCCTTTTATACCAGAACCGCCAATAACAGCACCAACTATAGCTCCACCCACTGCGCCTAATGTAACTATAATACCTTTCAGTAACAAATTACGGTTACCATCCAAATCCATTTGAGCGTCAAAATTAATGTCTTCATTGGCAAGGATACGGTCAATTTGGTCTTCGGTAAACCCTGTGGCTTGTTCTAGATTTTCCAGAGCGGCTCTATTTAATTCTGAAGCGGAAGTTATACCAGCTCCCTGTAAATCCTCACGAACAATATTAATTAAATCATTTGTAGAACCAGTTAGAGCAACACTGAATAGTTCAGAGAAATCTGTTGCAAAACCGGGAATCAATGCTCTGGTCTGTGCAAAACTTTCTACAGTTCCTTCAAAATTAGTAGCAAAACCAGTGAGAGTTTGTTCCATTTTACCAAACTCTAAACCAAGTCGTTTAGCATTTGCAATACCTTCTACGATAAACTCATTGAATTTATCACCGGCACGAGCAACTGCTCCCATATTTTTATTGATTTCTTCGGCAGCTACACCACTGACAATACCCTGTTCTCTAAATGCATCTAATGCATCTGACGCAGATAATGCGTTAGACTGTAATGTTCTTTCCAAACCGACCAGTTGTTGAGCGGTCAATCCATAACTTTGAGCTACTTTGGTTAGGTCTAACGCAGAACCAGATGTTGATAGTCTACCAAATTCTTGAGCCAAAGCGCCTTGAGTTTCTAAAATACGTTGACTACTAACTGTAAAGCCTGTTAATAATGAATTTATAAATGCGGCGATTCTTTCTTCAAAAGCTTTACCTACGGACACACCACCAAGTTGTTGTGATATCTGAACTAAAGCATCTCTAAATCTGCTTAGTGCACCAACTACAAGGCCGATTGTAGTTATTACTAATCCCAAACCTTTCACAAACGTTTGTGTCCTGTCTATTTTATCTCTTTCAGATATTTCTAGGTCTTTTTGAGTTTCTAAATACTCTTTTTGACGTTCATTTGCCTGACGAACAATATTTTCTCTGTCACCTTCACGTTGAGCAATTGCCATTTCAAAATCTCTCTCAATATTACCCGGAAGCCCATACCTTGACTGTTGTTGTGATTCAGCTAAACGTTCTTTTTGTACTCTAATCTCTTCGTCTAATTCACTAACAATACCCTGTTCGCGGGGAGTAAATTGACCAAGATTTTTATACATCTGTGCATCAAACTTAGGAAATTCTTCTTTTATTAATTGTTTATTTTTTTCTGGGTCTTTTAATAGTTCATCAAGTCTTTCTGACACTTGTTTGGGGCGGCCCGCAATTCTTTCACTTAATATGGGCTCACCCCCTGTTGCTGCAGCTTTAAGACCTTCTGTTATTCCCTGTCGTACAGCCGTTTTTATGAGCATTTGTACACGTTGGGCCGGAAGACTGAAGAATGCACGTAGTCCTGTACCACCCACACCAACACGGGTATTTAAATTATCTCGACCACCGAGGGCGCCAAGTTGTTCGGCAGCTTGTTGATTTTTCATAGTTCTAGTGAGACTATTTATCGCACTAGTTAATGACTTCAACTCGTCTTCGTTCATTATCTTCTCGCGGCTTTATCCATTTCCTGTTTTCGTTTTTCGGAAATGTCGTTTACAATCGTAACATAATAATTTCTTAGACTGACCGGCATTTCATACCAATCTCTTAATGTAAACCCATCTACATTCATGGTCAGATTGACCATCATTTCGTGTAGATACTTTTTATAGTTCTGCGTCAGGCCATAGAAAGTTAATCCCGATCGGGACACCTCCCGTGATGACATGACCACAATTTGTGCATTCTGTTTCAAGTGACATATCAACGGATGGATTGATATTATCAAATTCTTTTCTAATAAATTTTGCATCTCTGATAACCAGATTATCCACCATGTTAGATAATTCATTTTTATCGGTGACACCATTTATTGAAACTATAATCTTTTTTAATCTTGAGGTGACCATAGATGAAGTTCCTAGTTTGGATTCCACAGCCTTTACATCTTTCTCAAGTTGCATTTCTTCTTTTCTTGTTAATGTCTTAACCACGACATCTAAACCACTTGGTGTACTGAAACTATAATGGCCCTCACTGTTTGTATCTACAACCTCCTCTGGAATTTGCAATGTTGACAAATCTATATTATGGTCGATTTTTGTATCACATTTACCACAACTGATTTCTACTGGGTATTCTTTGCCATAAGCAAGAACTCTTGATGCCAGTAATACGGCATTTAAGTCACCAGTAGATAAGTCTTTTGCTTTGATTCCTTCGTGAATGACCAAACTATCCATTAGAACATCAACAACTGTTCCCTTTGTAATAAGATTGGTATTTGTCAAAATGTCTTCTTCTTTAGCTGTCATATACTTGACATCTAACTTACCACCATTTTCCCGTAGAGGGTGTCCTTCAGGATAAATCTTTCCCTGACTTGGTAATTGGATAACCTCCGTTGGATACATAAACTCTGTCATAACTTTTTCCTTATATTAAATGTAACATTTATAAATAGTTTACTCTAAATATTTTTCCCTAGTGAGGCGTTGCACGAACTCCTTGAATACTGATTTGGAGTTTTCTGGATTGATGACCTCACCATCTACAATCTCAGAAGCAATCTTCATCTTGTCGTTGATGAGTTCTGCCATATATTCATCTATACTATCTTCAACCGTCATATAATAGATTTGGACCTTAGCGTCCTGACCAATTCTATGCACACGGTCTTCTGCTTGTTCGTGGTTAGCAGGCACCCAATCTCTGTCTAGGAATATCACGGTATCAATAACGTGTTGTAATCCGTCAATACCCATACCAGCTGCTTTAAGACTGAACAACCCAACCTTTGCTTCTTCACTGACCAACTTGTCAATACTTTCCTGTCGTTCTTCTTTTTTCATTGACCCGTGTAAGAGTGCGGCATCGTGACCATAATGTTCTGCTAGTCGTTTGAGTGGTTCTACAAAACAACAGAAGATAAGAATGGGTCTGTCGTTGTCCAGATACTCATCTATGATTTCGTGGAGACGAGGCATCTTTTGGTCAATCAAGAACGATTGGATTTTAGGCATTGTGCCTACGGTTGGTTTGCCACTGAACTTCCATTGGTTAAACAACTCGTCTAACATTTTTAGATACTCTCTACGTTCTTCGGTAGACATCTCAATGTATAAATCGTTTCGTTGTTTATCTGGAAGTTCTTTTAACACATCTGTCTTTTTACGACGAATGGTTAAGTCTTTTGTGCGTTCGTGTAGTTCTCTTAGATTTCTGACCGGAACTCCTTTCCACCCACCATATCGTTCTGTGAAGTGATAGAAGTTGCTGAACCTGTTCTTGTCTAAGATATGGAGTAGGGTGAACGCCTCAATAGGGCGTGACATTACGGGTGTTCCTGTCAAGAACACAATGTGGTCAGTCTTGATGCCGGGATACTTTCTGCGTTCTTTGTATGAACCAAGTAATGACTTAAACCTAATTGTGTTTCTGTTCTTTAGGAATGTTGCTTCATCACAGACCAACATATCAAAGTCCATCTTACGTAATACATCGTGGACTTTTCTTACAGCATCATAGTTGATAATATGGAATTGGTTTTCTAAATCACCATCTACATTTTTACTTGTCCAGACGGTGCTATTTAATCCAGTAAACTTCTTGACTTCTTTTCTCCAGTTGATGACCACGGACAATGGTGCGACCACCAATGTCTTTAGGTTCATCACTTTGGCGTATGCGATGGCTTGGACTGTCTTACCCAATCCCGGCTGGTCTGCGATTAATGCTCTACCTTTAGTATGATATAGGAACTCAACGCCGACTTTCTGGTATGGAAACAAGTCTAACTTGAGCCCTTCTATCTTAAAGTCGGTATCTTCTTTTTCTCTTACTTCTCTTCTAACCTGTTGTTCCTCAAGTATCTCTTTGTAGAGACGCTTAATTTTTGGAGTGACTTTAACCTCGTAGGTTTTAATAATCTCAATAACCTTGGGTAACTGAACTAATGGAAACTCCCATTGTTTTTCTTTGTCATTCCATTTACGACCATCAATGGTAGATTTAAATCTTGCAATAAGAGACTTGTCGTATGGCATATTAATCTTTGCCATCTCTTTATCCAACTCACTTATCTCAATTACCTTTTTGTGCTGAACATATGTGTTCTCCGTGGTCTTGACCCGTGGTAATTTGAGATGACCGATATCTTGGTTTTGCAATGCTAGAGTAACCGCTTCCCTCCAGATAGGAGAAAAGTCGGCTTTATCTCTAATCCAATATGCGTAGTCTGGACTTTCTCTTAGTATGTGCGCAAGAGTATACCCTTTAAATTTACCAAAGGGAAAGACCACGGATTCGGCTGAATCGTGGGGCACTTTACTCTGCTGGTTGTTCTACTCTAACGAAACGTAAACCTTCAATGTCTAGTAGCCAACCTTCTTCTTGCTTGAGAGACAACATATCCATAAGTTCCTGTGATGATTCGGTGATTTCGTTCATCAACCTCTGTTGTGTTAATTGTAACTCACGGTTGCTGTTTTGAATAAGAGTGACCAACGCTTTTGGTAGTGGTCGTTCGTCAACTACTTCAACTTGAACCTGTTGCGGTTGTTGTGGTAGTTGAGTTTCTTGTACTTCCTGTACTTCTTCTTTTTTCTTAGGCATATAACCTCCGTTAAGTAAATAACTGTTTATAATAAGTAGTTTGTTTTATTTTGTCAAGGGGTGATTTCCAATGCAGGTTTAGACGAATCTTGTGATACAGTAATATCAGTAGGACCAGAAGATTCAATCGTAATCGGTTGTCTTTGTGTATCACTAGGCACGACCACGGAACCAAAAGAACGTGGCAAGTCAGGCAAGAATAGTCGGTTTGCTTGGCGGGTTGGCCCGAATGGGTCAACAGATAACGCAGCTAATTCAATATCAGTCATAACGTATGGAACATAATAAGTAATATAAATTTTACCGGAAAATCCAGAAACGCCAACACAACCACCTACAAGTGGATATTTTGTTAAAGGACCATCAAGACTACCCGTTAATATTGAAGTTTGATTTTGTCCAAGTTTAATTCCATTCCTAAAAGCTCCAACTTGTAATGAAGAACTTGTTTGCCAACGAACATAAGCTAATGCAGGATTGTTTAATAAACTTACACCAGTTGTGGAAATAGCATAATTAACACCATCAATATCAAATTTAGCGGTCGGATTATAAGAATTATCCCACCGCAATTGTCTCCACGCGCCCTGTCCGGTCGCGGAGCCCATTATACCATCAAAATTGTCCGCGGCGGCGGCAGCACAATATGCAATCAAAGTTATAGAATCGGCACTATTAATTTTTGCAAGAGCGGTTGGTGATGCTATAAAACCGTCTGCAGTAGAGGTACCAGATACAAAGAGTCCGTGAGAATCTAATAAAAATGTCATTTGATTGCCACCAGAATTTGAATCGTGGTCAGCTTGGTCATGTCCTAGTACGGATATTTTATCCACTGGCGGAGCCTGTTGATTTTGCACAACGTCCCAGAGTGGTGTAATGATTGCTTCATTGGCCAATCTTCTCCACTCTGGTGATACTTGAGATGGCGACCACGACCACATAGGAGGTTTAATATTCATCGTGACCAACCTCCGTATCTAAGAGGATAAACTGATTCCGTTAGCATTCTTGTTTGGCGGAATGGACCGAATGGGTCTTCAGTTAAAACATCTGCTACATACGAAGGGTCACCGACTCCCGAACCAAAATAAACTGCTAAAACGGAACCGCCGGGGTGGATGGGGCCTGTATTAATACCCGACGCTAAAAAATTTGTTTCATTAGGCATTGCACCAGAACCAACTGATTGTGTTTGGTTGTAAGTTAATCCTGTAGTTAAATTTCTCCACGCTAACCAACCAGTACCATTTGCTCCCGTGGTTGAATGTATTTGAAGAATAATATCTCCTGTGTTAAGTCCAGAAGCAGAACTAAAGTTTGTTCCGTATATAGAACCAAATATATCATTTCCAAATCTGTTTGGCCAAAATCGGTGATTAATATTAACGGCACTACCAACGGGACCATATTGTCCTGTTTGTCCAGAATGAATCCAAATAACTGCAACTATATAATCATCACCCCCACCCAGTTGGCCAAAACTTTTACTTATCTGCCAAATAGAACCATCGGTGTCAGCAGTAGTGCTGCCTTTCCACGGACCCAATCCAAGTCCAAATGGTGTTACAAACATCTCGCCGGGAATCCACCCAGTAGGACCACCCGTTATCGCCCATGAACCATCGTGAGTTGTTTGTCCATATACATCAAATGGGGTGGTTCCCCACAGAGGAAACACAGCTTTAAATATACTTTTCCACCTTACATTATAATCCTGAGAAGATAGACTAGGTTTAATATTCATCCCCTTCCCCTCGCTCTAACTCTAATCGTTGGCCTACGTTCTACCCACTCAAATCCTCTTGGTGATTGACGGAATGGACCGAATGGGTCTTCAACCAATGTCTTGACTTCGTTATCAGTTAATCTGTTATCAGAATCAACATATATCGCGTATTGATACCCATCCCAGCCGTCATCACTATCCCCAGTATTCCAAGCTCCTACACGAAGTGGAGTAACACCCACAACTGTTTCATCTGCTGTAAATGTTTCTGTAGTAGCCGCTGCCAAAGTTTTTGTTTCTACATCCCAAATTTCACACAATACATTATCATTTCCGTCACATCTAAACACAAAAAGATATGGAACATTTTCTTCAACCACAGAAGCTGTAGTACCTTTTTGACTTCCACCAAGCCAAATTTGCATATCTTGTGGTGGAGTTCCGTTACGTACACGAGCCATTAACTGAAAATCAAGGATTCCTTCTGCTTGTGCAACCACAGCTTTCCAATCACTATTTCTTGTTAAATCATCAAACATACCCAGCACTGCAATTGTCCATTTATTACTACGTAAAAGCCACGATGTATCACGACCATTCATTCTAACTGCGTGTTGGTTGCCGGTCCCTGTCGAAAAATGGGTTCTAGCTGGTCCTAATGTAGAAGGAACATTTAACCGGATACCTGTGTTTGTACCAAAATTAGGTATAGGCCCTTCTCCCCCACCACTACCAATCCAATAAGCATATCCGTGTTTACTTCTCCAAAATGGAAGTTTCCATCGTGAAGATAGTTGTGTTGGGGAAATTGCTCCCAATGGAGGCTTAATATTCATCGTCTCCCCCTATACTTACGTTCCATACTTGTTTCGTCAACGGGAAATTCACGGAAACCTTTTTGTTGTGGATGGTGTGCACCTACATAATTTGGTTTTCCGTCATCACGATTCGTTCCTAGTATATCAAAATATATTGGATTTTCCGAATCGGTTCTAAGATTGGCACCTACGCGTAGGTGGTCATTTACTCCTACTTCTAACCGACCATCATAATATGAACCTGTTTTTGATGGTGTAGAACTTATAGGGTAACCAGTTAATACTACGTTATTACTTCCGGTTATACCCACCGCACTTTCTATACTATAAACATTATTTTGTGAATCCACACTACCAGAAGAAGAGTAATTACCATTATTTGGATTGCTATTAACAAACAAACAATTTTTAAATACGTGTCTGTCTCCTACTCTCACTGAATCAATATTATCAATGAAAGTACAATTGTATATATAGGCATATGGAGCACCACTAGCAGCTTGGCTCCCAAAAATTGATGCTTGGTTTGTAGTACTACCAAATGGACCCAAAAACATACAATTATTAATAAAAAATTTGCCTGGCGCACTAGTTCCACTGGTTCCTATTGCAATTAAACTAGCAGTTGGTTGATGTGCAACAAATAAACAGCTATCTACCGTAAATTTACCTGCATTAATTCCACTACCAACACCAATTCCAAGTAAAGTTCTGCCACCGGGGTTTAAATTATTAAATCTAATAGCAACACCTTCTATTTTAAACCCAGTTAGTGTGGAAACATCGTCAAACTGACCCATTGGATTACTCTGCGAGCCCTGTGCAGTTCTTCTATAACAATCTACGGCATCGTCATTCCAAAAACCTTTGTGTCTAACATCTGGATGTACCCATATGTGTAAATAATCATCTGGAGTGGTTGTCCAACCTTCTGGACTAGGTAAATCATTATTACCCGACTCTTCAAATGCTTCTCGTATACCAATTACGAATGGACCATTACCTGTTAAATCTTGTGCGTTATCTGCTAAAGAAGCGGATAATGTTGTGTATTGTTGATTTGGACCAACCCACACATTTACATTTGGGTAAGGTTTAGAGGCCATATTTTGTGCCTCCTATTATTAAGCGTTAACGCCGTCTTTACGGTATGAGAATGATGCGGTTAGGTGGGTGTCTGTTGTACCTGTAGACTCAACACCAACTCTAAACTTGTATACACCACTAACTAAGAAAGACCTAATGTCGGAAGTTCCAGCAGCACTACCACTGGTCATTGCAAATGATAGATAGTCAACTGTGTCCCAACTCTCAGAGGAATCGTCTAATGTGGATACAACGTGAACCGTGAGGTCATCTGTGGGTCCACCATATGTACCAGAAACTTGACATTGTACGATTTCGCCTGGGTTTAGTGTAATGTTTGTATCAAAATATTGTCTTGTATCAGTGATACTAGTTACTTGTGTAGCTGTTACTTTTGAACCCCATGCCATATTACATTCCTCCTAAAATTGTTTTGTTTATATAAATAGTTACTAACTTATTTTAAATGGTTTTCCTGTTTGACCGGATACTATGTTTTGTGCGTAGAATGAATCAAATTTTGTTTGAGTAACATCTTCTTTTTTATAAAAAACTCCAACCGAACCAGATTCATATGTTGATTCGGTCCAACTAACTGCTAAATTTCCGTTAACATAACAACTTATTGTGGTTCCAACCGCCTGCAATCTTACTTTGTCACCGGCGGCAATACTAAAATTACCGGATGACCCCCCGCCAGCCAATGAACCATTGTCCATACGCCGAATCCTCCGTCCGCCATCTACAACACCATCGTGAAATAATACATATCCACTACCACTTTCGTGTCCCGGTCCAAAATTTAGTCTGACTGCAGGACCAGCAAAATCAAAGCTACCTATGTCAGCATAAACGACCTCCGATAAATGGTCATTCGTCCACTGATATGAAGCAGTATTTAAAAATGCAAACCCATTCAGAGCTGCAAAATCTTGACCACCCAGAGCACCATCTTCAATAAACCAATTTACTCCGTTATCAGAAATATACAAAGTATTCTCATCCCAATCACCAGAAGCAGTTATACTTTGATTTGGTCTATTAAAATCATCATAGAACCATTGGGTGTCTGATTGTATGCTCAATCCTCGACTTCTATATTCGGTTGGCCATTCTACAGTTGAGAATGTGTAATCTATTGCATTAATATCTGTTCCTCTAGTAATGACCACTTCTTGACCAGAAGATGAAATTCCAACACTAAATAATAAGGAATTGTAGTAACCGCTGCCGTCCATGTTTTCGATTTTTCTTGCAGCAGATTCTCCCATAATAGATGTTGTATCTATATTAACAGTAGATTGTAAAGAACTAGAAAAAATATCTGGGTTAGTTGACAACTCTTTATCTCTAAATTCACTATAATGTGTTACGTTCATTTTCTGACCGTGTTTTTGTGTGTTCTCAATTAACCACACCGCAACAGAACCACTACCTTGAGTTCCTGCTTCACTTCCCGTAACTTTAGCTTCTATTGTGTTAACATCTTTTAAATAAACTTTTGCAATAAGATTTTTATTTTGATCACTACCAGTTCCATCTTTTGAATCATATCTGTATTGGGGATGTATAAATGCAGATGAAGTAGAACTAATAGCAACTGGAATTGAAATACTTTCTTCGTTACGGGAAGAAAATGTGTGTTCCGGTATTCGTTGAACCTTCCAATTTTTCCCTGTAAATTCTACTACCATTATTTGAAGTTCCGCGGAACGGTTGACGGTAAATTGTTCTTGATATTTATCAACAAAGGCCCGCTGTGAACTTGAATCCCAACTAGTTACTGCTAATGTACATGGTTCGGCGGTCCCGGGCGAGGCGGGATCTAGTTGGATAGCCCCACCCAAAAACACAACAACATCATTATCATTTTCTATATTAGTCACAACAGATGATGATTGTTGTGTGACATCACCATCTGAAAATGTTAAGTCTTCTACGTGTCTTACTATAAATTCATTGTCTCCGCCAACTGGGCCCGAATATTCTATAATTTCCCAATCAATAGTAGCGTCCTTGGCCGTGCCGGTACTTTCAAATTGTAATGAAGTTTCTAAATTATTTATGTCTGAAATTTTAAATTGGTGGCGAGCAGTCGTGAAATTTGCCTCACCACCACTACCAATAGAACGATTAGAGGTCATTCTAACAAAAGCACTACTAGAATTAATCGGTTCATAATCTACGCCAGCTAATAACACCGACGAACTAATAGCCGTTATATCTACAACCCCACGTTGGATTTTGAAATCAGATGCTTCTTTTCTGTTTTGTAATAGAACTAAAGCACAGGCGGCCGCGCCGGGAGCACTCGCACCAGCAGATTCGGCAGAAGAAGTATATGAACTAGTTACGGGTCCAGAAATTACTGTATAATCTCCAGAAGATAAAGAAAACGCTTGTGCACCGGCGGTCGTGACCGGACCATTGAGTCTTGTATTTTCTGAATGTGAAGCTGTTATTATCCCTTGACCCGCAGCATTAGTTTCAAATATAGTTGCACTGAGCACCATTGAAGGTTCACTCACGTAAATAGACGAAGTTATGTTATCGTTTGTAACAGGATATGGACCGGGGTATGACTCAAGACTATATTGAGTAGGAACCCCCGGTGCACAATCTTCATAAACGTGAGCGTGAATCCTACATCTATTGGGGTTTGTAAAGGTTATATCTTTGGTTCCGGTTTCACCATCTGGTATGTCGTAATAATACAAACCAAGTTCATAATTAGAATCTGTAGGTTTATTCGCTTCTACACTGGTAAAAATATCAAACGAATAATTTATTCCATTTGGGTCATAAGTTAAGGTATAATAGTCTGTACTACTAACATCTTGATGACCAAGAAAAACCATAAGTTTTCTATTTTCCCCAGACCCAATATCAATTGACATTGTTTTTTCTGTATTGTAAACCTCAGTATCTAAACTAGCACTAGATACAAATTTTGGAAACAATTTTACTTCTGGTGTTGGTGGTTTGGTAGTTTTGGTTTCACCTCTCGCTGTATAAGTTATATACATCGTAATATTTGTAGTACCTTGTGTACCTGCGGAGGAAATTGTACTTTCCCAAGCTACTTCATCATCACTGTCACTTACAAATCCACTAACACTGTCTCCCGTCACACCAGTTTCAAATCTATATCCAATTCCATATGTTGCATCGGACTTTACTGCAATCCAAACTCTTGTACCGGCAGCTATTTCATATCTACCAGAAGTATTAAATGTTATAAAACTTCCACCATATGTTCCATCAAGTTCAAAAACACCCAAATCTTCTAATAGTACAGCACCATTTGGATTAGTATCGGAAGTTCCACCAATATATACAGCGGCACGTATATCTTCATCACCGGGGCGATTTGTAGGACTATTATCATAGGCTACATAATAAGTCAGTGAATTAAGAACACCATCTTCTGGCATTGTATAGCTATTTGCCAGAGAGGTTGTTAAGTTTCCACCAGACCCTTCAGAACTTTGTTTACCAAGTATTCTAGGCATTACTCTTCACCAGATATCAGTTTCTTTAATTCATCAATTTGTTTTTGTTGTTCTTGTACGGTCTTGATTAACGGTATCAGTAACCCAACATAGGATACGGTCAGGTATCCATCAACATCTTCTGATACAAGTTCTGGGAATATTTCTTGGAGTTCTTGTGCAATCACACCAACGTCTTTTGTACCTTGACGTTTAGTACGATTTTGTCTTGATGGTCTAGTATCGTTTAGTTCTGACCACTCAAACTCAACAAGGTTGACATCACATATTCTGTCAGATTGTGGTGGTAATGGTGTAACTTTCGTTTTGAGTCTACTATCAGATGGAGTCTGTTGTGGTGCAGCAGTATCCCAATAGTATGCGTCTGCTCTAACAATTCCATTAACATCTAAATCGTATGATGGGTTTGGTTCACCAATACCGGCAAGACCACCACTTGCAATCAATGAACCTGTTACTACGATACCTTGGTCAAAGTTAACGAATCCATCTATGTATGAAGCGGTTTGTGCGCTTACTATTCCTGTGATATTAGAGCCATCACCAAAGAAGGCACTACCTGTAATTGTTCCACTTGCACTTATATCACCATCAATCAACAATGAACCAGTAACATCTAGTCCATTAGGGAATGAAATTAGTCCATCTACATATGAAGCAGTTTGTGCGGATTCTACATATGAAGCAGTTTGTGCGGTTGATGACGTTTGTGCGGTTTCTACGTATGATGCAGTTAGTGCGTATGAGGAACTTACAACGCCTGTGATTTGTGAACCATCACCTATGAATCCTGAAGCGGTGACATCTCCACTTGCACTCATACTACCATCTAGTAGTAATGAACCAGTTACTTCTAGTCCACTTGGGAAACTAATGTCACCAATAAAGTATGATGCGGTTTGTGCAGTTTCTACATATGAAGCAGTATTACTATAGGATGATGTGACCACACCTGTTACTTGAGAACCGTCACCAGTGAACGTGGATGCGGATACATCACCAGACGCACTAACATCGGTTGTATATATTGTTTCCCAACGATTGTTGTTTCTACCAAAATTTATTGTACCATTTGGAGCTGGATAGAAATCAGTGCCTATATAAACTAGATCATTATTTCCACCACTACTATGTCGAATTCTAATGTCAGAATTAGTACCTTGAAAATAAACTGTACCATTGTTTACGTGTATCGACCCAGTTTGAGTGCCGGCATATATCTGAAGTTGTTGTTGAGAATCGTCTGAACTGGATACTGTTAACTTAACACCATCCCAAGTTAAGAATTGTTCGCCATCCAATGTATCAGAAGTGCCTGTTGCAGTGACCAGATAATTGTCAGTGTTGTTATTGATGGTTACACCACCACCCCCACCACCATTCTCAGCGTATGATGCGGTTAGTGCGTATGAAGAACTGACAAGTCCGGTCAGAGCTGCTCCGTCACCACTGAATGAACCACTAAACGAACCAGTGAATGGTGCTGTTATGTCTGTGAATTGTGTGGAACTAGATACAATTCCACTTGGAACGTTTGATAGTCCTGTATAATCTACTTGACCAGAACTACTAACTACTCCCTTTGCATTTAGAGATGTTAAGGTTATTAATTCACTTTCAGAACCTAGTAGACCACCAATCCAATAGTTTTCACTTACATCCCAAAGTAATGAACCAGTTTCGTTTGTGCTTGTATCATTAACATATATCCCACCATCACCGGCTGCGTTATTTGCATTTAGTGTGATGATTTGGTCACCGATATCTACCTGAGAACTAGAGATATAAGTTGTAGTTCCATTGACAGTTAAATCACCAGACAGAGTAAGGTTTGTAAATTGAGGACTATCACCAGTTTGTAGTCCTGTATCTACATCGGTCTGAACTCCATTGATTGTTGCTCTGACCGTTCCCTGTGATGGTGAGGTAAATGAAGATGCACTTAGAATTCCACTTGGAACGTTTTGTATTGAGTCATAGTCTACTTGGGTGGAGCTACTGACCAGACCTGACGGTACATTGGTCAATTCGTTCCAATCACTAACACCGGCGTTCTCTGCATAAGAAGCGGTCGTAGCGAATGAAGAACTTACTACTCCGGTTATACTTGACGCATCACCAGTAAATGAACCCGTGAACGAACCAGATACTTTACCATTGTCAGAAGAGATTTCTGCACTTCCAAGATAAATTGTAGAACCACTTAAATATAAATCTCTCCATCGTAAATCTGTAGAACCAAGGTCATAGATTTCTGTTGTTGATGGAACAATGTGTCCACTACTGGAAATAATACTTGGTGTAATTTCTTGACCATTTATATTTGCAATAGTTTGTGTAGAGCTACTGACCAGACCAGATGGTTTGTTTGCTAATGTATCCCAATCACTAGCCGCTCCTTCCACATAGGAAGCGGTCAGTGCGTATGAGGAACTGACCACACCTGTGACATTGGAACCATCACCAGTGAATGAACCACTATAACTAAATGCGTTTCCAGATAAAATACTTGCTAACGATTGAGTGGTTGCTCTATTTTCTACACCATAAAATATTTGACCACTACCCAAGTTGGAAACAGCATTAGAACGACCAGCACCCAGTATCGTTATTTCTCCATTGTTAGCACTATTACCAACCGAAGCAATCTTTTGTATCAATGAGGGATGTTGTGGAGCAGAACCAGTTAATTCTCCCACACCAACAAACAATTCATCACCAACAGAATATAATAAGGTATCAATTCCACGGAGCGCACCATAAAGAACTGCGTGTCCGACATCATTTTCAGCTAGAGTTTCTGATAGAATACCAACTGCAGGCATTTTGGTTACATCACTAGAATCGGCAGCTGCTATTTGATATATACCATCACCCTGAAATCCTGTAATGTAAACTGGAGTTCCTTTGCTTAATAGTCCACCACTTGTATTTTTAACATCCAATGCCAATCTATCGGCATAATCTAATGTGATGCTACCTTGACCGTCTGTTTTGAACAGTTGATATGCATCACCATCAGTACTTGGATAGTTTAGACCAGATGCAGTTAATTGACCTGTTATTACTTGTGAACCAGAGAATGTTCCTTCTACATATGAAGCGGTTGTAGCGAATGAAGCACTAACAATGTCGGTTAGTCCACTACCATCACCACTGAATGAACCTGTAAACGAACCCGTTCTGTTCAGTGATATGGAAGATGTGGGGGTTACAAACGATACATCTAACCCATCGGCAAAATTTAATACTTGTGATAATCCCCGAAATACAGTATCATCTTGTACTGATACACCCGTTCCTTCTGCGGTGATACCCGTTAGTTGTGAACCATCACCCACGAAACCAGATGCAGTAACTCCACCAGCAACAACAAAATTATCGGCATATGAAGATGTAGCAGATACTTCTGCGTATGATGCACTAACCGCACTACCAGCACTATTAGCATAACTAGCAGATTGTGCGTAATCTACAAATACACTGGTTGCTCTGGTTACTGTGGGAGTATCAAATGTTACAACGTGATATTCATCAACGGGCTGTATAGTAACTATATAATCTGACCTTGGTGTTATAGTTACTCGTAGGTCAGGTATATCTAGAGTGATACCATCGGGTAATGACGCCATTTATTTTACCTCGTAACAGACGGACGGACAATAAATTTTCCTTCTATAATTCTACGAGTAACCGATTCACTAGTCATTAGAACGTCATACACATAATCTTGTGCAGTTAATGTCGCCGTTGTTGCGGGTGCCATACTGATATAAAGAGAACCAGAACTATTTGGACTTATCTTTTCAAATGAAAAATCAGCGGAAACATTTTCTGAACTATATGTTTCTCTGACCGACCCACTAAAGTTTTGGTCTGTGATGTCTATTGAGGCACCTGTCTGGTCTGATACTGATACGAGAATCTTAAAAGTTTCACCTTGTCCTACGGTTAGATTTGTGCTTTGTGCCATAATGATACTCTAATTAAATGTCTTACTATAAGTATTTTTGAATATAACAAAAAACCTCCCCGAATTGGTTCGGGGAGGCTTGCTCAGTAAGAGCAATTTGTATTTTCCTTCTACTAGTAGTTTAGGATGCAATAATCTGGTTGGACTGTTAGTGTAATATTCATTGGTTGGTCTTCATCCCAATTCATATCACCAAAGTTAACTTCTGTAATTTGAGTTCCTTTAAGAATCCATTCCTCAACCTTATCACCAACGGGCCCAAGAACATTGAATGTCAAATCTTTCTTATAGAAATCTGTATACCCGTCGCGACCAGTTACAGATTCGTGGTGGAGACGTACCCACTCCATAACGGACTGTGCAGCAGATGGAACGATTGGGTCATGCAATGTCATTTGTAAAGCGCTCCATACAGAACGACCTTTTACATATCTCTGAACATTGATATGATTTAAGGCTCTAGCTTCTTGTGTTAATCTTGGTCTTTGCATTCCCTTGATAACATATGCAGGAACTCCATCCATGTTCATAATGAACCTATTTTGCATCTTAGGCTCAAAAGCCTTGAAAAATAGCTCCTGTTCTTCTACCAAATTGGCCATATTTTGTCTCCAAAAATTATACTTTTATATAAATATCACTTACCACTAATTTATATAACCTTTTAGTTTATCTTAACTCTCAGGGAAAGTAGCACCTGTTGGTAAGATGTTAAAGTCAAGGACGATGAACTCAGCCGTTCTGGTTGGTTGTAGATAAATCTGACCAACTAGTTGATTTCTGTCAATGACATCTGGTGTATTGTTTGTTTCATCCATGACCACACGGAAAGCGAATAGTCCTTGTCTTTCCTGCACACTAGCGAGGTAAGGATTGACCAAGTTTAGGAATCTGTTACGTGTTGCTTCTGTGTTCTGTTCAAACAATAAGTATCTGGAACTTGATGCAATGTACTTCTTCAGAGCAATCAAGAGACGACGGACATTGATTCTATCAAGAGCACTTGAGCGTGTCTGTAGTGTCTTCTGTCCAAAGGCAACGATACCTTGACCGGGGAACTGTGCGATTGGGTTAACCTTATTCTCGTATAGTTCATCACGATTTGTTCTGTTAAGTCTTGTCTTAACACCCTGTGCTCCTGCGATACCACCTCTGTTTAGACCAGCGGGTGCGAACCACTCAGCAGATACACTATCACTATAAGCGAATGTCTCTGGTAGAACGACCGAAGGTGGTGCCCAGATAAACTTGTTTGTATTGGTGTTTAGAACTCTTACCCAAGGATACCAACCAGCGGCGTAACTTGTGTCAAGTAGTGCGGCGGTTGCGGTAGCAGTTGCGATACTGGCTCCGTAACTTGCTAAGTCCATGATAAAGAATGTATCTTGTCTGTCTTCACAGATGTCAATAGCATACTGGGTAATGTATGGGTGTTGTTCGTGGTTAACGCCGGGGATGACCAGTAGGTTCATGTCATAGGCTTCTGGGTTCTTGAGTGAGTCAAGAGCTTTCTTGAACGCCCTTCCACCTTCTGCCTGTGAAGTACTGATGTCAAACCCTTGGGTGTTTGTTGACACAATGTCGGCACCCATCTTTCTTTCTCTGTTAGGTTCAAACCCATCGAATCCACCTTGCATTGGCACGGTGAACTTACGATATGTGATGTGAGCACTAGCGGTTATACTTAAGTTAACATTTTCGACTTCACCACTAGCAACATTTTCTAACGAGAACTCAGTTAAGTTTGTATTTGAACCACTGGTTGCGACATATCCTACTGTAGCGGCTCCATCTGGTAGTGGGTTTAGGAACCCTTGGTTTGTATAGTTAGTTTCGGTGTAATCATACCCGTAGAACTTTCTAGCGTCTCTGACCGCACCTGTTTTGTATCCACTAATAACCGAAGCAGATGTCCAAGCTGTAGTTACAACTTGTGCTCTGACTGAAGTTTCGGTATCTTCAATCTTGAATGGTGCGTAAACAGCGGCGAATCCATATGGTAATGTTGTCTCTGGAACTGTTGCGGCAGAAACATCATCACTTAATTCAACTCTAATGAATTGACTCTTATTTGGGAAGTCACCGACATATAGGTATTCTTCGGAAACAGAATCATATGTTGAAACACTGTTACCGATTCTTCTTCCAATATAGTCTGAACTATTTGGGTCTAAGTTTAGATTGTCATATTGTTCAAGAATTTCTGACTTTGTATCTGTATCAGTAGCTTTTCTGACCAATAGTGAGAATGTTCCATATTGACCTTCAATCGTTCTATACTTAATTCCAGAAATTGAAATCTTGATATCGCGGTTACTGTTTGACCCGTCAGCTAGAGTATGGACTTTGAATAGGTCATATTTTGAACCACCGATTGTTTGTGAACGAATCCAAGGAGTTGAAGCGTTTGAGTATTCCTTAGTAGCAGCTGTACTGAAGTCTAAGAATCCAGAAGAAGTTACTAATGCAATTTCAGTCAAAGCTACACCACCCTTATCGGGGTCAATAGCAGATGGGAAATAAGCGTAGGTGTATGCTGGCGCGGAACCACTTGTTAGTGGAGAAGAACCAATACTATTAATAATATTATCAGCACTAGAGCCACTTGGAGAAACTGATGTATATTCCACAGCTCCGTTAGACCCAGTTAAACCAATTGTTAATGAAGTTGTTCCACTAACATTTGCGTTGTCTAACGAAACACCTGCAACAGTTGGGTGAAAAATAGCGAGAACTTTTTCGCCTTCAGAACCACTAGCAACTAATCTAGCAGAAGTAAAGTCTGAACCACTATATCCATCTAAACCAAGAACACGAACAACGGTTGCTGAACCGGCTTCTTGTAAATAATTTTGGACTGTATATCCTAAGTAGCTGTATTCATCTGCGGTACCGAACCTGTTCTCAAACTCTTGTTGACTTTCTACCATTACTGGAACGAATGCTGGACCCTTTTGAGCTACTCCAACAAATGCTCCACCAATGTCAGCCACACCCTGAGCTAAGAAAGATTGATCTCTCTCACGGGTAAATACGCCTGGGCTAACTACACGCTCTGCCATACTCTATTCTCCATTAGGTAGTTTTTATTTCACCTGTCTCAATATCAAGTAACCCTTCACCATACTTATCGTTTAAACTCTCTAAGTAATTTCTTTCTGTGTTAAAAGCAGCTAAAAATTGACTTTTAACAATCTCTATCTGTTCTTCTAACAAAGTTTGTTGTAAAACCAAATCACTTAGTTGTTGTGAGTTTGTGAGAACCTGTTCACGATTTGTCTTTACTTTCTGTAATTCTTCATCACTAATTTTTGTCATAACCTAACCATCCTTTGTATTATAAATATATGATAAATTTCTCAAAATGGTTCCTATTCAATGAATTTCTCTTTGATAACCAACTTTCTTGTGGTAAATCTAGTCTGGTTCATATTCATTGGTCGTCCATACTTGTCCACGGTGTTTTCAGGTAGTAAATACGCTTTAACAGTCATGGTAAATTCTGACCTGACCAACCTGTCTTTTCTTTCTGGCAATTCTACTGTATTTTTATACTCTTTTATTGATGTCTTAAATTTGTATTTGTCTTTTTCACCCCAATAACTTTCACCTTCAAAGGAGATTTGTTCAATTAGGTGGTTCATTTGTGCCATATATTCGGTCCAAACTACACATTGATATGTTAAATCGTAGTAATCTGGATACATCACTGATACATATTTATTACTTTCTTCTATACCATTTAACACAGCAAACCTATCATACTTGTTTCTTGGGTTCCATTGTGTAGAATAAAAATCTAATTCTTGATATTTTTTGACAGGACTATTCATACTATTTTTGACCAATCCTGTTCTGGTGACCACAAGCAAAGGTATTTGTAGTTTGCCACGGACATCTCGTAAGACACCATCTTGTCGTATGTTCTTCCAACGTTCTGGGTTACCATACATAATAGGAACTTCTATCTTGTCACCATCTTGTGTAACGTGTGGTTTGATGACCTGTTGCATATACTCAATAATAGTGGTATCAATATCAATAAGACCGACCGAGATTTCGTTTGATTCTTCGGCTTTGGTATCAAGACCACGATTTTGATACTGCCCATCGTTCTGTGCGTTCTTAACTAAATCAGTTACCTTGCTCATACTTGTCTAGACTCAATTTGAATGTTACTACGCCTTGTAAGGTGTGTAGAACATATGATTGATTGGTTATAACCCACTCTACCTGCTATAAGTTGGACTTCTTGGACATTATCAATCTCATAGAAGGCGTCATTGTATCCTATGACATCACCAATCTCTGGATATACGTGTCTTTCTTGTAATATTCTACGAACAAATCTAAATTCAGCTTCTTGTGTAGAATCTATACCAAATCCACTATCAGTGATGACCTCATTTCCTTTATAATCTACAAATGCAGTCAATTCCACACCATCGTATGCAATTTTCTCTACAGATTCACCATAAATGTTTGTATTTACGTAAGCTAAGTTAAGTTTATACAAAATTACGGGTGTATCTACGATTTCTGCACTTAATTCACGATTAACGTGTTGAAAAAATTCAAAATCACGGTTTCCTACGAACTTTGCCATATTACTTTACATATATTGGAAGGGGAACCTTGTTCATTATTGTTACTTGGTGTTCTACTGACTCTGCTTGTAGTTTCATTTGTTCGTGATAACCAGCTTTGGTCAATGTTTCTTGCAATTCTTTAACCAACATCTCTTTTTCTTGTTGTGCTTCTCTTCGTAAGACCTCACCATCCATCTTAATATCACTATTTGGGATTGGCACTCTCTCATACTTGGAACGAATTGTTCCTAATAGTTCTTTGGCGAGTGCCAATGTGTATTTGTAAATCCAAACCTTACCAATTGAATTGATATTGTTATATGGTAAATGTTCTAACGGAACATTTGATAGGTCACTCACAAATTCATTTTGACTTCCTGACTGAATTAATGTTCCTGACTTTTCACTAGTAACATAATAGTCAAAATACATATTAAATGCTGTTGTTGGAACAGGTGATATTCTTAAGATATTATTAGAAATCGTAAATGTATGAATACTCTTTCTAATTTGGTCGTTGATTTCAATAGCTTGAACTCTCAACATATCCTCATAAGCAGGCATCATAACAAATGTGATGGCTGGTGAGTATCCATCAAACCCAAACTCTGCGAATAGATTGGTAATACCAAGTCCAGTAGCGGCAAATGGGTCGTAATATCTAGCAAGAGCGGGTGTTGATTCGTGGTAAATCTTTCTAATCTCTAAACTTTCACCACTTTCACTAACATCACCCCATAATGCCTTAAGGTCATATTTTGCAGTATTAGCAGTTGTAGTAATAAATCCACGTTTTAACTCAACATCACCACCGGCGAGAGCTTCGGTTCCGTAGTCTTTTGATAATTTTACAATTTGTGTTAATGGAGAACCAACAACATTCTTTTGTGTAATGTCAGTAGATGTAGAACTACCGAGAATATTATACATATAGTCTCTAGCTCTAAACTGATTGACTTGTTTTCCATACTCAATTGTAGCTTCTTCAAAACAAGCATAGATTTGTAAGTCCTGAAGTTCCACATCAAGAATGGGATAACCCAATCTGGTAGCAACAAAGTTAGCTACTTTTGGACCATCGGTTTGGAATGTTGATTCTATATCAAAAATACCGAACGGGGTGAGTCCATTTGGGTTTGCTGGGTTACCATCGTAAGAAAAATATTCGGGAGTAGTTGCCATTAATATTCTCAGTAGAAATTATCCTGACTATAAATAGTGGTTATAACCAGTAGACAACCTATTTATGAACATCATTTGAACCGGAGACTATTATGTACCGATATCGTGCTATAGTTTTAAAGGTTATTGATGGTGATACTGTTGATGTTGACCTAGACTTAGGGTTTGATGTCTGGTTAAGAAAACAACGTGTCCGGTTATATGGAATAGACACCCCAGAAAGCAGAACCAGAGACTTGGAAGAAAAGAAATTTGGGTTGTTGGCGAAAAACTTTATACTAGAACATTGTCCAATTGGTAGTGAGATTATTGTCCAAACTCACAAGGATGATGCCCGTGGTAAATTTGGTCGTATTCTTGGCGAACTCATCGTTGAGGATGGCACTTTAAATCTTAACAAACATATGATTAGTGAACATATGGCCGTAGAATACTTTGGACAAAGTAAAGATGACATTGAAGCACAACACCTAGAGAATCGTCGTATACTCTACGAACGTTGGGAACAGGAAACTATTCTTTAACAACGTGTGTGTGGTCATCTACAGTTTGAATTAGTCTGTCTACCAATCTAGATATTGCTTCTGGTTTTTCGTCGGCTTTAAATACTACTCGTATCTTAGCCATACCATTTGAGTTTTTACTGATTGTTCCTGAGTCTATTTGTAGGTTTTTAATGGAATGTTCTTTTACTTGTTCACCATTTGATTCCTTTCGTCTCAGGAAAGACAACAAACCACGTTTTAATTTGGATGGTTCGTTATCACCAATAGCGAGTTTTGTTTTAAACTCCATTTCTAATTCGGATAGACCAATAGAAGAGTGGTCTGCTAAAACAAATAATGGGACGACCATCTCATTACCATTAATGTTGAATGTGGTAGTGAGTGGCGTCCCATCTTTGTCAAAATAATTTGAAAGATTGTTAATATGTTGTCGTTCCGAAATACTATTTGCTATCATAGCGGCTTCTTGGATACCGCCTAGTAACTCTTCTAAATTAAATTTTGCCATTATCGTAACCCGTATTGTTTTTTAATCTTGTTTATCTGATTTGTAACTTCTCTGTATTCCTTTTTTAATTCTGGACTTACATTGAAGCTCATAATAATGTTACAATGTGGACATTGTGATGTTGGATTCTTAACGATAAAGTCTAAGTCTAACCCAATATCCTGACCACAGGATAAACAAGGCATTGCCATATTAATGTAACCCTTTTGTTAAATGATGTCAACTAGTTGGAGCAGGTACTACTGCTGGGTCCATCATCATTTGCATCATATCTGATAGCTTTAACATTCCTTCGGTTGGTGGTAGTTGTTCTGCGTGAACTTTAACATCATATTTAGCAGAGTTGTCTGTGCTACGGGTGTTTTCTTTGTGTGTAGAAACCTTACCCGACATCTTGACCGAATACTTAGCACCCCAGAATCCACCTGAAACTGATGCGTCTACTTGAGAAGAAGTATCGGTTGAGCTGGTTGACATCTCAGAACTCTTAACTTCCATAGTAAACTGAATATCAGCAGATGTGATTGCTAATGCTGGAATGGGGACGAGTGGTAGAAGGGGAACCATAGAATTGATTTGTTGTAGTTCTAGTTCTTGTGTGTCAGGATTTTGCACATACCTGTTTAACTGAACATCAATCTTTCTAGCGGAACTCTTGTCTCCGTCTTGTGGTTCAAATGCGACTTCTTGGATATACTTCCAAGTGATATCATTTAATTGTGCTTGACCTTTAGCCATTCCAACGAGTGGTTGTACAATCAAATCCTCAATAGGAAGTCCTGCGAATTGTTCTGCAACTTCATTTGCCATAACATTTCTCCGTTAACTGTTTGTTATAAATAGGTTACGTAACAATTAAAAAAAATCGGGGTGGGTCCGAAGACCCACCCCTCTTTTTTATCCATCAACTTCAGATGTTATCTTAGACTAATTCTAGTCCGTCAATAACAATCTTACCGAAGAACTCTGGGCGGACAATCTTCTTCGCGTAGCGAGTCATGACACCACGTCTTGGTGTGAAGTTATCTGGGTCGTACACTAGAGGTGTCATTAGGAGCGGAATGTACGGAGCGTACACAGCACCTGTCTCTAGGAAGTTTGCTCCACGGAAGCCCATGAGGACGATGTTCTCTGTCATGTATGGGTTCTTGTAGATTGTGAAGCGGTTTTGGAATGAACCAACCTGTGAAACACCAGCGGCAAACTCCATCTTGTCACCATTTGTTCCAGCCATGAAGCCTGGGATGGTTTCAAGAATTGTAGCAACTGTTGGAGAAACAACTGCGAAGTTAGCACCACCACGGAGTGTGAGTTGGTGAATTCTGTTGGAAACTCTCTGCATCTTCTGACCGAGAGTTTGGAACCATGTCATGTTTGTCCATGCGGTTCCATTTGTTTGTGCATCAAAACTGGTTCCGTTCCAAACGTTACCAATTTGAGCTGACCAGTAGTCAGTTGTTGTAGCATTGACGATAAGCATATCAAGAATCTCAAGGTCAATCTCAAGAGAAATATGGTCGCTTAACATTGCTGTTAACTCAGCCTCAGCATCAACACTGTGGTAAGCGTTGAGGTCCTGAGCGAGTTCTGGTGACCAGACAGCTTTCAACTTACGTGTCTTAGCTGCGATTGTCTCGCTACGTAGTTGAATGTTGATTTCTGGAATGTTGAGGTTTGTTCCGTCAGGAGTTTCTCCACCCTGAATTGGATCTCTGTCCTCAAAATCACCACGGTTTGTTTCAACTGGTTGTTGACTATATGCAACTGTTGCTAATGTTCCATCAATTGGAGCTACAAAATTAATGAAAGCTCTATCTGCAGTTAGTGCAGTAAATTGTGGAAGGAATGTTGATCCAAAATCAATACCAGATCCAGATGGAACAAAACTACGAACACCTTCTAAATCTGGGCGTGTGAATCCACTGTCAGATGAAGAAATCTGATATCTCATATAAACAGTTGAAGATGAAGTTTCCTCATAATTGAGGTCGGCGGCAGATGCGGTTGTAACTGCAACTCCACCAGCTAAAGTAGCGGTTTGTTCATTAACTGAATAACCGAAACGACCCGCGCCATAGAAACCATCTCTTGGTAGGTCACCACTACCACTTGTGACTCCGTAGATAGACTCGTTTACAGCACGGTCACCACGTGCGTTGTTGTACTGGAAGTCCATGAAGAAGACTAGTCCAGCTGGAAGGTTCATTGGTTGTACAGAAACAAAGTTCTTAGCAGCAATCTGTCCAAGAACCTTTCTGACCAATGGAAGAGCAACACCAGCCCAGCTTTCTAGACCGGCTGTTGTTTGTGTTGCTGATGCTTCGTTAAGAAGCTGACCTGCTTGGTTCTCAAGAAGAACGGCCATACCGTTTCTCTCATGACCCTCTAGGCCTTCTAGAAGACCACTCTTTTCCCACTTATCAGCCATTCTACGTGCTTCGTTTGATAGCTGTTGGTGAGCTGTAGCGGCTTCCGTTAGAAAACTTGATACATCACTCATGTTTCAATCTCCGAAATTAAATGTTAAATTAAAGTACTTTGACACCGGCTAGCTCCTGCATTCTTCTGCGGAAGTCAGCTCCTGTGTCTTCTTTGATAACTTCTTTTGTTGGAGCAGTTGACCCAACAACACCAGATGCGATACTTTCAGTAACGACCTGTTGTGTTGACACCTGCTTCTTAGCTGTCTTGCCTGGAATTGTTGCCTCACTTAGTGTAGCATAAAGCAACTTGACCTCACGAAGAGTAGTAGCAAGGTCGAATGTCTCAACGACATGAACCTTCTGTTCTTTTGTGAGTTCGCGGTTTTTGAACAGCTTGTTTGTAAAGAGTAACTTAGCATTAAGAAGATTGACTTCATTGAGCTTACCACGAAGTATTTCTACAGCCTTACGATATTCGGCCAGCTCAGATTGTAGTCTTGCATTTTCCTCAGCCACTTGAGCTTCTTGGACATTTTCTTCCTCAGATAGCTCGGCTTCGATTTCGCGAAGAATTTCCTCAATATCAAGGTCATCTTCTTCGTCCTCTTCATCACCTAGATCCATCTCTGGTTCATCTCTTGGTTCATCATCACCAAGGTCTAGGTCTTCATCATCCTCATCACCCATATCCATGTCTAGTTCATCATCTTCCTCATCAAGAGCACCACCGGCAAGTTCTTCAACTTCTGCTTGTAGTTCACGGATGATAGCTTCTAGGTCTAGGATACCTTCATTTACTTCTTCTTTGTCTTCATCATCTTCCTCTTTCTCTTCCTTCATTTGTTGAGGAGTTTCGGCACCTTCAGCGCCTGTGTGGAATTTCTCGAATTCCTGACTTCCTGTTCCAACACCTGAAGACTTACTTGATGCTGGGGATGGAGCCTTGTTGTCACTACTTCCGATACCGGATGTAGCGTCATTTGCGATTTCTTCAACCGCTTCACCTTCTGGTTCAACCGATTCACCAACTTCAGCATATCCATGAGCATCCGCAGCTTTGTGTGGGTCATGTGCTTCATTAAGAGCTTTTGTAATCTCTTCTTTGATAGCTGGTGCGATTGACTCTTCTAATTGAATCTTTGCATTTGCGATAGCGGTTTCACGAACACGCTCTGCGTCAGCAATTGCTTCCTTTAGAAGATCATTAGTAATACTAGCCATATCGACCTCTCGTATTGAAAGATTATTAGAATCTTTAATGGGTATACAATAAAAAAATACCACCTAAAAATAGGTGTAATCTTATAATAAGTATTACGTTAAATGTGAAAACGTTAATTATTATTGTATTTTCTTCGGTTCTGTTCTTTCTTGTCTTCGCGAATACGGCGGCGAATTGCCTCTTCCTTCTTTAGTTTCTTCTTGACCGAAGGTTTTACGTATTCACGGCGGTCGTAAATTTCTTGAATGATTCCGGCTTCTTTAACTTTCTTGTTGAAAATACGAATGGCTCTTTGTACATCCGCATCTGTGTTTCCTGTAACTTTTACATACATAACTTATTCCTTTACCAAGGTGGATTCATTCTTCCAGTTGTGGGATTTAATTGATTATATAATGAACTACTCAAATTTGTAATAATACTATCATATTGTTCTTGACCCATAGATTCGGTTACCCAACCAAATACTTGGTCGTGTGTTAGACTATCATAATCTGTAAATGAGGCAGAATCTGCAGCACCCAAATGTTGTGTTCCAATGTTTCTTGCATTCCAAGAACCACTGACACCAAGACTTGATGTAGCTTCTGTTGTAGCACTTACTTGCCAGTGAACATTGTGTACGACATTTTGTAAACTTGCTGACTCATAGGTCACATCTAATGGATTAAAAGTCCAAGTATATGTAATTGACATAATTTCTCCTTGTGATTAACTAATCACTATTTGTCACCTCAGCCTTTGTGCCTCTTTTTGGCTTCACCGAGTTGTTTGTCTGTTGATTTTATAAGTAAGTCATTCATTTTGTTTAATAACTCCGTTCTACGTAGAACTTTGAATGCTAAATTTTCAGTTGAGAACTCACCATCTTTTTGTAAACCACTGGTTCTCATCTTTTGTATTTTTTGTTTTGTTTTTTCTATACCTTGGATGACCTCATCATACTCACCTTTATTAAATTTATTGAGTAAGATTTTGTATAAGTCAAAAAAGTATTTAGCCTTGACCATGATGTCTTTTTCATCATAATCAGCATCAGTTGGTTTTGGCTCTTTTAACCACTTGTTGTCTTTTACACTAAAAAGACCAGTTGCTGTGTGGTCTTCACCATCGTCCTCTACATATACTTCTATTTCGTATGGACCAACATTAATATCGTGTTGTTTGTTCCAATTATATTTGGCAAACGAGAAAAACCTATCCACTAAATCTGTATCTTTATTCACTTCGTCAAAATCTACGATAACGTGGAGGTCAATGTCTGAGAATTTTGACCAGTTATAGTTAGCAAGACTTCCTGTAAATCTAATGTCTTTGATTTTGGGTGGGTTTTTAAGTTTCCAACCTTCTATAAAATTAGCAGCGACACGCATCAATACTTTTCTAACCTTTGGGTCTAACTTATCGTTTTTCCATATCTTGGGTTCAAGAGTCTTTTGTGGTTTAAAAGACTTGATGACCTGTCCGGCGTCCAACTTAGAACTCCGTGCGTGATGCTAATTTATATGCGATTGCTACGATTTCGTTGGTAGGTCTTTTAAGAAGACTTTTCTTTTGTTCGTAGGTTAATTTGTTTAACACATTAGACACCATATAAGCAGAGAAACCATCAATCATTTGACCATTGATTTCACCAGATACTCTGTTGTCTGCCATTTGGTGGAGCTGTTGCTCTAAGACCTCAAACTCTTGTAGTTGTTTATGAGTATCAAAAAAGTTCTTTACATCAAAGTCAGGATTACTAGCAATGTATTCTGCTAGACTATCCATAATTCTATCGCCTAGTTTATCTAATACCTTTCTGGTATATGACCCTTCGTTGAGGGTTTCTAGACGGGAGAGGACTTCGGTTTTTGTCATCTTACTTCGGATAAGAAATCGTGAATAAGAGAATCAAGATTCATAAGAACTTGGACTTGACCGGGAGTTACGGATTCGTTAATGAATGCGCCGTGTGTAGATGGATTGGAAACAACATCAAAACAAATAAGGTTGAAGTCGTCTTGAACCTCTAATGTATTTTCATCCATATTTTTGACCGAACCAACACCACGACTACTAACACCAAGACGAATATTGTTCTTGACCAACTCACGAACAATGTTTCCGGCAGGTGTTGAGAGAATCTGCATATCACCAACTACATCGTCACCTTTTGTATCAATACGGGTAACATTGGCACATACATTTCTTAGGTTAACTACTGGGCTTTCTGGGTGGTCAAGTTCACCGAGTGCTCTGTTTTCATTTACAAACTCAGTTCTATAACGAGCAACTTCTTTCATTAAGATTTCTCTTGGATAAACACGACCATTTTGGTTCTTGGCGTTAGCTCTTTGTAGAACCACATTACGTAAAACGAGAGGTCTAGAAACATCTCTAGCCTCTGCGATGATATTACTATCATATTGAATAAAATTTGTTTCTACTAAAAGCTTGCTCATGATTTTAACTCCCTGAGACGTTGGGAAATTTTCAGTACTTTCCTCTCAATAGTATAAATATCCTTTAAAGTACGTTTCCAGTAGTGGTCCGTGCTATATCGGAACTCATTTTTATATCTTGTTAATATTTTTAATTGTCTGTCTATTTCTTTTATAGCTTTTTTTGCTTCTCTTATTGATAACCCAATCTTTTGACGAGATGTTTTTTCTTGGTCATTTTTAAATCTGTTATACCTTGAAACTGCTTCGTCAAGTTTGTTAACCGATTCGGCTAATTTGTAACCACTTTTTTTGGCGGTCTTTTTTTGTCTGTCTTTATTTTTTTTCTTATTTCCCGTGAACGCGTGTGGGGTAGAGTAAACAGCAACACTAGCAGTAGTACTGATTTCTTCTATCTCATCTTCTAATATCTCTCTTACTAACTTTCTAAATTCTTCTTCAGTCATGACTTTGGAAATTATCTAACTGACTGTTTAGTTCATAACCAATCATTAGAGCGGTTAAGTGATTATTTTTAACGTGGTTGAGAGTTTGAAAGCCATCTAATTGCTTTACAACTTCCTGTAATTTAATTTGTTCTACTTCATTATGCACATTTTTAACTTTTGACTTTAGTTCTCTTGATAGAATAATAGATTCTGTTTTGACCAAGTTTAATAAATACTGGGTGTCAGAAGCATTATTCAAATACTCTTTTAATAGATTAGTTTGGTGTTCATTTAGGTTCTTATACTTTTTATTGAACTTTTCTAGAATCATTTTATAGGTTAATAATCTTAGGTCTTCTTCTTGTTCTCTTAAAGTATTGACCACCTCGCTCTCAACCACGATTTGTTTGTTTTCAACCTCACCACAAAGATACTCAACTAAGGTATATTTTGACTCACTTAGTTCTTGAACATTTTCGTATGTATATCCTTGTTGTGCAGACTCAAAGATTTTATACACTGATGCATAAATTTTATATGAAGGAACACGATTTGACAAAAACTTTTGTAAATCGTAATTGTCTTTGATTTCTTTTACTAGATTATATTTTTCTTCTCTTAGCTTTCTTGTATCTAAGTTCTTTCTTTGTTCTGTTAGTGCAGTAATATAATCTAGAGCATTAGTTTCGGATAACTTTTTACCACTAAAAAAAGAACGATATAAAATTAATTCTTTGCCCAATTCCTTGTGCTTATTAAAATATCGTTCTACTACGGGAATGGCCTTGGAGTTTTTAACACCTGCTAAAATATCAGACGCAATTTGTCTGGTTAGTAATTCAAAAAGTATTCCGGTATTCTTGTATTTACTGTGTTTTATACTCATAGTCTTCCTACACTAAGTCTATATATTAAATATTGTCTATCATCACCAAAACATTAATCTTTTAATAAACCACTATCAGTAGTATCTAGGTTTAAATCTAAATCTTTCAATGCTTCTCGTAATCTTGGGTCTACGTATGATTTACCAGCTTTCTTATTTTTTGGTAATACATCCATAGCACCCAATATTTCTTTATATCCAAGTGGGTCACGACCTAACTTATCTTTGTCGGTTCCATACTTGTGACCTTCTGGTGGTCTACCCATTTTCTTTCTAGTGGCTAATAATGTTTCAACATCATCAAGTGCTTTTTCGGCATTGTAAATATCTTCGTCTTCCTCAACGGGAGGAGCGCCTTCTGGCGGAGCACCACCTTCGGGAGCCGCTTCTGGTGGGGGTGGTGGGTTGAGAACATCTTGTGTAACCTTCTGAACTTGACCTTCAAACTTAGCGTCATCAATAACACTGGCCTGTTCAATGATAATGTCTTCTTCAGTGACACCAAGAACATTCTTATAAATCCACTCACGGGAAACAAATCTACCCTGAACCAATTGGTCAGCGAGGGCAGCTTTCTCTTTCCATAGATTAATTTTTTCCATCTCGTAAACCATAGATGGGTTTGTTAGTGAGAGGCTGAAATCAACCAACTCTTCGTCACGATATCCAAGTGTGTAAAGATGAACAATAGCAATCTTGTTAAGTTCACTGACCACGATACGTTGGATGCGTTCAATTGTTCTTGCAAAACGAACGTCTTGTGCGGCTAATGTAGCCTTTCCACTTGTGTCTTCTTCGTATCCAATAAATGATTTTGGAACTTTAAAGGCAGCCATCAACTTGTGTAGTAGATACTCAACATCTTCAATTGCATTGAACTGAAGACCGCTTAGGTTTTCTACAGTGGTTCCACTATCTTTACCACGAACTGGGAAATAGAAGTCTTCCAATATGTTTTGCATATTATACTTCATATTATAGTCACCAGTTTGACCATCAACCAATGGTTGTCTCTTGACACTATTGATAATGCGTTCCATAAATGTGTCAATTTCGCCCGGGGGGATGTTACCCACATCTACCTTAAATATTCTCTTATCGGGAGCGCGGGTAACACGATGAATAAGCATTGCGTCTTCCATCAACTTGAGTTGTTTGTGGATTCTGCGTCCACCTTCTAACATTGACTTTCCGTATGGTAGGAAGTTTGAATCGGAAAGAAGACGGAAGTGAGCAATTTCGTAGTTTTCAAAGTCTTTCTTTTGAACAACAGAATGTTCACTATCAAGTTTAAAGGTGACCGCAAATGGATTACCAGTTTCTAGGTCACCTTCTACTCTTGTTGTTTCATATACAGATAATGGAACAACATTCATAACACCGTGTTCTGGGTGTATCATTAGATATAAATAAAAATCTCCATACTTGCACATATTTCTTGTCCAAGGCCAGAGATTGAATTCAACGTTTAATATGTCGTAAAATAGATTAGTTAGGATTTCGTGTATTTGGTCGTTGTCAGATTTAATTGTTAAGATTTCATTAAATGGATTTTTGACCGTTGACTCATCTGCGTATATATCTAGAACTGATGCGATAATTGGGTCATTATCCATCAAGTCATAATCACGAAATAGTTGTAATCTAGCTTGTTGGAAAGCTGAATACATATCGTAATTACTTTGAGCACTAAATCCATATTGACCAGCATTGTGAATTCTGTGATATCGGTCAATTAAGTTTCTGGTTCCATATGACTGAATTTTAGATGTATCGGAAACCTTGAGTTTCTTACCACCGATATTTCTAATTACAGCTTGACCAGAAAATAAGCGCTTTAATCTTCTAAATAAAGATGTATCTGCCATTTATTAAATCCTTTAGTAGCCTCTTTCTCTTACTTGGTCACGGGTTTCTCTTTCTAACTCAGAAACTCTGTCCTTATCTTTTGCATAAGATACATGACCATGAATAGCGTGTAGCATACTATCACATTGTTTTGCCTTTTCCATAACCCACTCTTCTGGGTCATCGGTATCTTCTAAAACATTGTAGAGTTCGGCTGCCATTTTATGTATAGATTTAATATACCCTTTTAACTGCCTCTCGTCAAGGTCTTCACCCTCATACATTTCAACCAAGTCTTCAGTTTCAAGTGTGTTCTCTAACTTAGATAAGTCTTCTTTAGGATTATCCTTATCGGCATCCCAATCTAGACCTGACTTTGACTTCCCCTTATGAAGAACTTCTTTGTGGTCTTCACTTAATAAGTCACTTAGTTTAATCATTCTTCGTCTCCTGTATCACCACTCATAGCTAATTTGGTGGCAGTTGCGTATAATACATCTTCCCATTTATCACCATAACGTTTTTTGAAATCTGCCTTCTTTTTCATTAGTCTATCGGCGATTTTCTCTCTATTATCAACTTCTCTGTCAGTCATATCTTCTGACTCTTTCATAGCTTTTGCTACAGCCTTTCTTCTATTCTTAAGATACTTGTCAGAACTATCACTATCTCCGTCGTTATCAACATCATCGTCTTCTTGACCAACGGGGTCTAGTTCTTCTTTCTTCATTGCCTTACCAATGGCAGCTCTACGCTTCTTTAGGTATTTATCAGAACTATCGGTATCTCCATCATTATCAACATCATCATCCTCTTTTCCAACTGGGTCAAGGGCTTCTCCCATAGCACTTTTTGTAGCGATAGCATACATTACTGATTTCCATTTATCGCCATATTTTTTCTTGAGATAAGGAACTTTCTTTTTTAAATCTTTTACGATTCGTTCCTTTTTATCCTCTTGACCAGAAGTCATTTCGCGTTCTTTCATGACCTCTTCAATTTCTTCCTGAATGATAGAGATTAAAGTATTTCTGTCCATTTCATTTACCATTAAATTAGGTTAAAATAACTGTCGTTTTATATAAGTATCTAGTTATCGTAGTAACCATCGTAAATCTTCTTCTTCATTTTGACCAATCTGGATTTTCCATTCGTTTTCTGGTTTGTAATCTTTAGCGGTAAAGACTGCTTTGGTCTGGTGACCTGAGATACCACCCAACATTTGCTTGTTTAACTCAATTCCTTCTTGTCGTAAGCGTAATGCGGTGTCTCTAACCCACAAACCAATGGCTAATGCAAGGGTAAGGTCGTCATTATACCCATCTAGAGCTTCGGCTTTGCTGTTTTTCCAGATAAATGTCTCTAATTCGGTCAACATACGACTAGAATGGACGGTAATTGACTGTTCTCTCATATAAGACTCTAATTTAGCGATTAAAAGAGGTCTTGTTCGTTGTGAAATGGTAAATCCGGGAACCATTTTCTTTTCTTCAGCGTAATAACGACCGTGCATCTGGTGCATTGTGTCTACATACTTCATATCGTTACTCATATAGAAGAGATTTTGGTATCCACGGTCAATAATCTGTTGTATTGCGGCCCAACCAATGTTTGCGTTGTCTGGAATTATGATTGCATCGTTATATTCGGTGGCAATAGCGACCAAAAGGTTACCAAAGTCCTTGGGTGTTATCTTACCTTTGTATTCTGCGACCTGTTCTGACGCTTCAACATCAATAACGTGGAAGGTAGAGTAGTCGGAACCATCACCACGAGCAACGTCAGCTGCTACAATGTAGAATTTGGTGTAATCTGGTTGTTGCCATACCCATATATTGTTGTCAAACCCACGTTTTTGGATGGGGTCTTGTTGATAGGTCTGTTTGTAGAACTCAATAATCTCTGGTGATATGACCGTATTACCCGAAAAGATGAATGAAGCACCGTGCTCTTGAGCAAACCTCATCTCACCCATCTGTCTTAGTTGGTCATCAGCCCACGCTTGGTCGCGGTCGGGGTGAACTTCCCAATCTAAAAGGGTTCTCTCAAAGTCATTTTCACCTGCTTCAGAATCAACCCACGTTTTATGAAAGAAATTACCCATACCATTGGGGGTAGAAATCAATACAGCAGACCCACCCGTGGTAGATAGTGTGGCTTGAGCAGCAGTCCATAGTTCAGTTGCGTTATCAATGAAGGCTGCCTCATCAAGAATGAGTAGAGATAGTGCTTCAGAACGACCAGAATCTTCTCTGGTAGCCGTCGCTTTCATCGCAGAACCATTAGCAAATCGTAATGTCAGTTTGTTATCTTCGGTCAAGGTTCCTTTTAACCACGTAGGAAGAAGACTATGCATAAACTTAACCTTGGTTACCAAGTTTTTAGCGACTTCCTGTTTAATAGCGATGACCAATATCTGTTCATCTTTCTTAAACAACATTCTCCAGAGTGAATAACCAGCAATTAATGTGGAAATACCAATCTGGCGACCCTTGAGAACAATGTTATATCTGTGGTCTTGGAACTTTTTTAGGGTGTCTGCTTGATAATGGTGTAAATCAAAGAGTTGTCTACCCTTATTTGGAACCTGAATGTATACATACTTTCTTAAAAAATACTCAGGGTCAAGAGCACACTTGGTATACTCTCGTTTAATGATTGCTTTTAAGTCAGTAGACATAGATTATCCTATAAGTTTCCACGCGGCAACACCACCAACCAACGTTCCTAGTATAAATGTTTGTGTTCTGGTTGGTTTAGGAATGAAACCCAACACCTTATTTGGGTTCTTAGGTGGTTCAGGAATAGCGGCAACGATGGCAGCAAGTGAATCTGCTCGGGTAGTTTCCAAAGTTAGGGAGGTTTGGAACAACTCGTTCTGATTTTGGAGGGTTGCAATCAACTGATTAGCGGCAGATACGTTCTCTTTTAGTGCCTCGTTCTCTTCTTCTATGGTATCAATGTAGACGACCACCTGTTCGGGGACTTCACTCATCACCGAATCGTCTAGTTGGTCACGTAATTCTTGTGTTCTAGCAGAAAGAGTAGCAACAACGTTGGATGCTCTGGTCAATTCACTGGTCTGGACCACAATACTATCGTTTAGTTCTTCTATTTCTTCCTTGTATTCTTCTACCAGTGAGGCTAAACTATCAGCAAATTGTTGTGTCTTTTCTGCTTCCTGTTTAAATTGATTAAATTCTTCTATGTAAATGTCAATTTCATCTTGTTTAAACATAGATGTAGCATATGAACTAAGAAAAACACAAACTAATACTATTGGAATTACGTATAAATTGTCTCTTAGTAATTGTAAAGCAGCTTTACCCATCTGTATTCTCCATTAGTTCTTCTAATTCTTTTTCTTTTTCTTTAAGAATTTTGTTCATACTGACCACTTCTATCATAATATCTTCCTTAACCTTTTCCAATGGCACTTGGTATTTGTCTACCATAAGAATTGTACCAGTTTTGTCGTCAAAGGTCATAAATTCTGGGTTGGAAAGCGTGTCGTGATAGTAGGTTAACTCAATAATCTTGTCAGTTAGATAGGAAACCTGACTTTTTAACATCTCTTTTTTTCTATGGTCTTCCCAGACACCATCAATTTTGAGTCTAGTTTCTTCTTTAGCGACACAATCAAGACAATGTGCGTGTACTCTCCACGCTTTAATATCATATTGGTTCATTGTCTTTTTACAAACAGGACACCACCACGGGGTTTTGGCACCCTCAAGAGGACTTATTCTTCTCTTGATACCATCTTTCATTTCCCATTCGCGGTTTTCATCGTCAAACCAAACTTCACCCTCTTCTCGTTTGACTTCTTTTTTTCCTGTGTACTGACCAACAACGACTTTGTTGGCATAACTATTCATTTTTTTGTGAATAGTTTCCTGAACTCCTTTGTGAACTTCACGTAACTCTTTCTTTTTGTATGACATAACCTAACCTTCCTTTTGTCCTACCTTTCCTTGTAGGAATTGTAATGCAGCTTTGTAAGCTGGATGTGATTTATCGTATGTTAATGCTGATTGTAGTGTGATTTCTTTACCTGTCATTGGGTTTCTAATCTTTTCACCATAGAATTGTTTGATAAAGTTCTTGTCACCACCACTTGCAGCACCTCCACCACTTGGAGCGGCGGCAGGTTGTTGTGCCTGTGGTGTTCCAAACTTAAATGTACCCAAGATTTGATTGATTGGAGCAAACGCACCTGTGAATTTGTATGGTCTTCCGTTGTACATAAAGACCAAACCTTCACTTGGGACTAATTTATCAATACCGACCTGTTCTAATCTCTCAAATTCTTGTGCTAGTTTCTCAGCAGCGTCACCCAAGTCTTGTCCTTGTAGTGCTTTTCTTACTTTATTTAGTTCTTTCTCTAACTTATCTACGGCTTCTGGGTTGTTTGACCCCAAGAAGTCTTTGATTCTGGTTAAACTATCTTGACCAGCACGTAAGAACAACATCTCAAATGGTGCTCTTGCTTCTTTTTGTTTCTTTGGGAATACTTGTGTTTGATATTGTGCTAACCACTTCTTCATTTCTGGTGGGAATGAACCAGCTTTTACTGACTTATCACCAAAAGCGAAACGATTGACCAAGGCTTCCATCTGGTCAACATCGGCTTCTAGTCCCGCACTAGACAATGATTGTTTGATTTCGTTTTCCCACCACTTTTTATAGTATTCACTGACGGGTGTATTGTCGTCTGCGTCAATCTTACCCGCTAATCTGTCAATTTGGCTATGGTATTCCTTAGCTTTTTCTTCCATTTCATCTGCTTTTTCGTCACTAAATGTAATTACGTGTGGTCCTTGGATACCAAATACCTTTTGTTGTTGTTGACCATACTGTTTTACCATATCATTTAGTTGTGTGGCGTGTTCTGGGTTCTGGTCTACCTTGTTTCCATCCTCATCATATGTGATTGTTCCGTGGAAAACCAAGACTGCCTTACCATATGGGATTACATTTTCACTATCTGGTAGGATAATTTCGGTTGACATATAGGTAGAACCATTACCAAACATCTCATCAACTTGGTCACTAGGTAATTGTTTAAAGGCACTTTCTAAATCTTCGGCAGCACCCACGAATGCTCGTTGAATTGCACCTCTACCTTCAAATTTATCCATAACTCCTTTGACTGTCAAGGAGTTTTGACCTTGGTTTTTAACGTGTCCTTTGTTTCTAGCAAACCTAACTTGACCATCAATGACCGTAAATGCGATATTTTGACCATCTAGTTTCTCTGTCATTGGAGAATCTTCACCAAATGAACCTACTAGACCCTGTGTAATCATATCTTTGTATTCACCAAAGGTCAATTCCATATCTTCGTATGGGTGCATCATATGTCCAGCAGCACCACCTTCAAATAATGCCTCTTCATTCTTCTTATCTCTACCGTGGTCTTTCTTTGCTAGTCTCCAATTACCATTCTGTGCACCATTAGGATGATGGACATCGTGGTTTTTCATCTTTGATTTACCATACTTTTTGACCGCTTTAGCTCTATCACGGTTTCTAGCTGTCCTGTCTTTGACCGTTTTCTTGAGATATGCCTTAACCTTTTCTGGGTTATTTCTATAATACTTCCTAACACGCTCAGTAGAACTCTCAGCTTCAGAAACCTCTGGTTCGGGTTCTGGAGTTGGTTCGGGTTGTGGGTCTTCGTTGGGGTCATCCTCTAGATTGGCAGTCCTTAGAGCGTACGCCAGAGGGTAATAGAAGACGCCTTTCTTGTATGCCTTCTTACATTTCTTCTCAATTTCTGTGTAATCGTCGGTTGGTTCAATACGACAACTCTTCTTTTCGGCTTCACCAGTTACATATTGGTCAACCAACGAATTATACTGGTTGATAAGTGCATTTTCTAGAAGAACAGGAGCAAATATCTCATTCATAGTTCCTGTTTGGAACATCTTTCTTGCTAATTTATAAGCAGGATGGTCTTTGTCATAGGTTAATGCAGTTTTGACCAAGATATCTCGTCTTGTTTGTGGGTTGTGAATCTTTTTCATCAAAGCAGAACGGTCAAACTTAGCTCCAGATGGTGATTGTTCACCACCTTCTGGTTCTTGTTTTTTCTGTGCTACCTTGTCTTTTGTGCTTTGTAGTCCACGTTCTATACCACCTGTCATCATTTTAAAGACATTTGGGTCAAACTTACCATATAATTTCTTAAAGAAGTCTACTTTATCTTTCATAGATACAGATGGATTACCCAAAGTATCTCTAATTCGGGTTGCACTCATCACCGTGTCGTCCATTTTAAAGTTAGGCACCGTTATAAAGTATCCACCCTTTCTATATGGAACAACATCTTGTTGTTTATCGTCATATCTTCTAAAGTATTTACCCTTTACAAGTCTCTCACCATCCTTTTCACCCACCGCTGTAATAAACTGGGTGTCACTCTGGTCATACTTAGATAAAATTTCTTTAGGACTATACGGACTTTTGACCTGAACAATTCTTTCTGACGGAATATCAAACATAGAATGCATGATTTCTTTTTTTCCGTGGAAATCAAATGGGTCGCGTTCGGTAGTTTCCTTTGGGTCACTGGTAGCAATATAGACATTCTCCTCCCCGAACTTATCAACGAGGTGTTTATAAGCACTATAATGTCCCTTGTGGAAAGGTTGGAACCTTCCTGTGTATATTGCTACTTGTTTCATATTAGATTTCTATGTTATCTGTGTCACCACCACTGGATTGTGAACCACGACTAAATACTCTAGCTACTCCACCAGAACCTCTCTTTCCAGACTTAGCAAAAACTACAAATCCACCAGCTACAAATACAATGATTGCTGCTGCAATAACAAAACTTGTCATAATTACCTCCATTTTGGTATATACATAAATAGTGTTTATTCTTTATTAAACTCAGACCATTTTCCTACAGGACACGAAGCACTTGCTAAATTAACTTTTGTTTTCATAAAACAACCACATTTGGTACATCTAGCTTGGTCAGTAAAATGTTCACAAGAACTACACTCTTCGTATCTGTTTGACGATATTTCGGACGGAACGAGTACCGGAAGGTCGCGACCAAAACGTTTTGCGGTATTCCACATTTCTTTGCCAAAATTTTTTAACATTTTAGTAGTCGGTGGCAATTCTTTATCATCTGCTACTAGAATTTCTTCTTCAACTTTTTTAATAAATTCTATGTCTTCACTTGACCTAGTGGCTTCTATATAAGAAAGTCCATTTGTCATTTTGACTGCGACATTAAAATCTTTAAAAAAATCAAATACGGCAGACTGTCCCTGCTTATAAAATAGTGGTTTTAAATTTTTAGGTGCGAACCAATACAAAACATTTGTTAATGGATATGGGAATGGTAAATTATCTTCATCAAAAGAAAGTGTATAGTAATTTACAACTTCTTTAAAATTAGATTGATTAACCAAACCATCCAGTTGCAATTGCAATGTAGAAATTTCATTATTTTTTGTAGATGATATTAATAAAATAACTATTTTTTCAGAATTTAATATTATCTGTTCTAATTCATATAACATTTGTTCATTCATAATTTTTCCTCCAAATAAAGATTTACATACTTTTGTAATAATTCTTCATTAAATAAATTTAAATTTTCTTTATAAAAATTAAAATATGGCAAATATGTATTTGTTAAATCAAAATTATTTTCTAATGGTCTGGTTGCATAATCAGTAGACCCAAGTTTATGATTTTCAAAATTATTTGGATTGGTTAAATTACCACTTTGTTTATGTTGTGACCAACCTGGCGGGTCGCCCCAATTAAAAACATAACTTGGAACCATATAATCATCATTTTCAGATAAGTGTCCCTCTGACCTAAGTGGTATATACCAGTGTAGTCCTTCTTGACCTGTACTATTAAAAGAGTTTCCCTCAAAACCAAACTCTAAAATTCTATTCATCTTAACAATCACACTAGCTTCCATAGTATTTTGAGCTAATTCTATTTTATCGCGGGTAGCAAAGAAACTTTTCTTCGGTTTCCATGCATCTTTTTCACGTAATGTAATCATGTCAACCGCTTGTTCAATATGCCACGGTAAATATAAATCATCATCATCAGCTAACATAAATAAATCACCAGTTGTATGAGAAACGGCATCTCTACATATTTGTCCTCTATTAATATATGGTAATTTAGTATGATAATCAATAGAATTATTTATTAAAATAATATTATCATCCGAAAAATTTAATTTCAATGGATATTCTGTGTCAGTATTAAATATTATTAATTCAACATTATCATATGTTTGTGCATAATATTGAGCTATAACACGTTCTACACAACGAAATCTTCGGTATGTTGTACAAACAAAACTTACTTTATTCATATAACCCCGCTTCAAACATAATTTTATTTTCTGGAAGCCATGAAGCTAATGATCTATGTAATGCATATTTTCTAAAATTGTGATAATCAAAATAACAAATATTTTCTTTGTTCATGTGCGATTCAACTACCGAATGAGAGGTTTCATATTCCAATGAAAAATATTGTTTAATTACTTTTCCAAATTCCGTAGGGCCGCCATATACTGGATGACCGAGGTATCTTCCACTATTTTTATATCGTTCCATATCAGAAATTAAAAAATTTAAAATATTGTGATTTTTCTTAGCTGCAAATATTCCATTAGGTATAGTATAATCTGTTGGGCCGTGATGAAAAAATACAGCGTCAGGAGTGGAACATTCATTCATAAAAAACGTATTCAGAGGTTGACGAAATTCATAATCCACATCTATATAAATGCCTCCATATTTTTTAATTAGCCACAATCTAAAAATGTCAGCTGCAAAGGCATAATCTCTTCGTTCAATTCTTTTTTCACATAGATATCTTAAAAACCCTGGCATATCATCGTCTAATGAAGTCCACAAAATATGATTATACTCGTTATTACTATTTTTAATATTATTAACATATTTTTTTTCTCTAGTAGGCATTCTATGTGGACCTATCCAAATTTGATGTATATTTTTTTCAATCATAACAAACAACTCTTTTTAGAAGTTTCTATAATTTCTTGTACATAAAAAATAGAACAATATTCAGAACAAAAATCTTCTTCTTTTATATTATATGGAAATTTATTTATATAATCGTGTTTTCTGAAACAATTATTAGGACTACGTTCAGTAATACCAGAATTATGAAAAATATTGTAATCACCAATAAACTGACTCAATGATGATGCCCAAGAAAACTGTAAATCTTCATGTATTTGGGTGTCGTGACCAAATAACCAAGCGTTCCATAGTACGGCCCACATATCTGCGGTCCATTCTTGTATTGGATGATATTGTTCTATTGGAGGATATTGTTTTACTTTCTCTAAAAAATAT